TGTCTTTGGATCTGCACTAAAAAGTAAAGACCATATTAACGATACCTTCCGAAAATGATTCTTGAAATAGGGCGATTTGACATTATAGCGATGCCGATTATTTGCCAGCACACGAATGTGTTGACCAGTTTTCATGTTGCGCCAAATCTCTTCCACGAACGGTACAAACAACAGGTTGGTATCACGTTCAATATAGGCTAGTTCACCTATAAGAATGTTACGGTACACCAGTTTGTGATCAGGGATTGCGTTCAGTATCATGATATTTATGTCCTTTCATTTCCCTGATTATACACCCATTCATGTACTGTGTCAAGTTAAGATTTAGTTAACGCTGTGTGCGCCATTCTGCGAGTCTTGCCATACCCTGATACCACTTTTTTGCTATCATCGCTCTGAAGCCGTCCTGCGGTGTTACAGGGGCATTGTAGTTGGTTGCAGAAACAGGACTCGAACCTGTATGATCACTTTCAGAGAATGACAGCCTACCTATTAGCTGATTCTGCATTAACACTGTGCGGTTTGATACTATAATCGCCCCGCACAGTTTCTAGTTATAATGGATAATGATCAGACCAAATGTATTTATCTGGCCCATCGCCAGTTATTTTAACTATTCGATAACCTGTAACGAATAAAATAACCTCATGAAAAATCCAATGCTGTCTGAACAAAAATGCCATATACTACCTTTTATCTATTATGCGTCCAATCAGTAAAGTCTATTGATTTACCAGCACGAACAGGTGTAACCGTTCTAAAGCCAGCATGATATGCATGTTGTGCTACCCATACGGTAGCTACATCATCACCAGTTGCCCACCAGTTATTACCAGGGAAACGACGATCTAGCTCGGCTAACTTCAAAAGCGCGCGTTTGATTGCTTTATCATTTAGATTATTAAATCCCCAATCCCATGCAGGATACCCCTGCCGTGAAAGTAACTCAGCTTGGATAACAACACCTTCTAATGCAGCCCATGGATAGTTCGTTGGTTTGGGTGGAATTTGGAATGAGCCGCCGCGACGCATATCATCAGGTAAAATACTTGACTTTTCACCACAATCGGCACGATTAATGCCTACTGGTGCGGTTGATGTACATTGCCAACTTAACTCGCCGTATTTAAATCCTGCATATGTTGATCGATCGCCTAACCAACCTTTAAACGTTTTGGCCGCTAATGCTAACTCAGTGCGATCGTTAAGATATGCATCTATTGCAATACGAGAACTACCAGCATGTGTACCCCAATTATTCGGTCGGTTATTATGACAACGGATTAAGTTATCACACTGTCCAATAATACGTGTACGCAAACCACTAATCCAACTTGCAAACTTTGTCCCTTTTGCAGCATCATACGCGGGTAAGTTAATAAGATCGGCAGCAATAACATATCCAACCATATTTCTACCAAGTGCAAGCTGTCTACCATCATCTTCGGTACCAATGGCACTCATAATCGCATTAGCTGTTTTTGTACGTATGGTAGCATTACCTGTACGAGCAGCGTATAAAGCGCCCCCAAGTACATTTGTGTCATGCTTACTATCCTGATCACTAATGTTAGGCGTGCCCCAACTGCCGTTAGCAACCGAAACAACGTGATTCCATCCTGATCCTGACATTGGTAACGAGTCTAGCTCTGTGCGTGTTAACCAAATGCCTCTATACGGATTCCATGTTGCTGCTTGTGCTGGCTGTACAGTTAGCATAAGAACTGCAATCAAGAGAGCGAATAGAGTTTTCTTCATGTAACTCCCAATTGAGGGATATAAGAATAGATGGACAAAACCTCCCTCACAGTTAGCATTGTCCATCTATTCGTTATATTAAAGAAACATGTTTTTAACTTATACAATACCTGTAGTAATCAAGGCTTCCTCGATTGCTGCGTAACGATTACTATTTAGCACATCTTTCATCAAATCAGTTGGTGTTACTGCTTTGGTATTCAATGCTGCGGTAAAGATGCTTGGAGATGCCCCTGATACCAGATATACACCACGCTCATCTTTTGTTACCGGCGTTTGCTTACCACGGCTTGCAACATTCCAAAATACAAGCGTAGGCATTGGATATCCTGCGCGAGCGTACTTTGCTTTGATTAACTCAAAATTTGTGCGATTGCCGCCAACATTACCACTATCAAACTCCATATCGGAAATAACAAAGAACTTTGTTGGCATATCTTCTACAGGTACATGACGCAATACTGCGGTTGAAAGCAATACATCAAACATTCTCTGAATATCTGTGTTATATCCTACATCTCGAAAAACTTCCATAACATGATGTAGTAACGTGCCGTTATTTGACAAAGAAACCAATTTTGGTTTATCTGTAAATGTCATGAATACGTTTTTGAACGCACCATGATTACGCTGCGCTGCGTAAATAGCAAGCGAGACACTTACATCAATTGGTTGCATAGATGCGCCCGTAAACATTGATCCTGATACATCGGCTGCCACAAGAATGTTTTCTTCTGAACCTGCCAGATAATCAGGTAATGCTTTCCATTGTGCTTCTACCGTTTCATCGATCTTTCTGCTGCTTCTATCGTAACCAATAAAATATGTTGAATAGTTACGTACAAGATCGTATGGATACAGTGTACCGGCATTGATCTTTGTTTTACCTGCTTTTACAGCTTCAAGGTATGCTACGTAACGATCAGCATCATGCTTGCTAAATGCCTTGCGATACAGCAACGCTGCGCGAGATGGTACATGTGCGTACTCGATCTCATTCCACTGCTGACTTGTCATTGCTGTTTCAACAAGATTTAACTTACCACGTAGAGTTGATAGCAAATGGCGGTACTGTGGTTCAGTTAAACCAAGTGCTTTAGCCCATTTGCGGCCAATTTTCTTTGCTGCTTTGCCTGCGTTTACTGATGGCATCCATTTTGCAAGCAAAGAAATGTTACCATCTTTGCGATACGCATCAAAATCATTAAACAGTGTAGCGCGTACAAACTGTGCAACGGTTGGCTGATCAACGAATAAATCAGTTAAGTCATCCCAACGTCCGTACTCTGGTACAAGCGGTACAAGCGCATTAAATACATTTGTATAGTTCTGTGCAAGCCATGTAAATACGGCGCGGAATGAATCACGTTCACCTTGCCCATTACGCACATCACGCAAGTAGAATAAAGCTTTCAGTGCGAGTACAGGATCTTCTGCAAACGCACGCATAAAAAGATCAATAATCTCTTGGTTTTGCCCGCGTTTAGCTGGTGCGTGGTAATAAAAATCAAGCACCGCATCTAGCGTGCTACGATACGTCAATGCGCCGTTTTCGGTACGAGTATAGTTAAAATCAACTTGCAATGCTTCTAGGAGTTTGTTCATGTGAAGTTTCCTTTCAAGATTATATGTATAATACTGCTGAATAATCTTTAACAAGATGGGATTTCATCGTGTTTATTTTGCAAAAATAACTGATAAAGTTGTTTGCTGTTACCATCTTTATGTTTATGGCACGTCCTACCCGAATCGAACAGGTATCATCCGTTTTGGAGACAGAGGTTTTACCATTAGAACTAAGGACGCATATTTATTTGATTGATTCCATTATTAAAACGGTATCGCCTGATACCGTTAACTTTACAGGATAGGGTAACTGATAATGATGTCGCAAAAAATAACGATCTTGAATACCGGCTACACGATATACACGTGGATTAACGTAATAACCTTCGCTACTAACGCCGGTAACAGTAAAGATTGTGTCTGGCACATTGTACGATTCGTGTAAAGTTATTTCAATAACAATAACGATTACTTCTTCTAGCATAGTAAGCAAGATACCTTTCGTTTTTTATCAAGTTAAAAAATTTTATGTTTGCTGTTAGTATCTTTGGTACAAGATGTGGGAATCGAACCCCTCTATATCGCCCCAAACGACAGGTGCAGAACCATTACACTTCATCCTGTATATGTAAGCCCTACTTTGTTGATAATCGCAGTACAGTAGGGCTTATTATTATATTCAGCCAGTTTGACTAATTCTGTCGTACTGCAATGTATTTTTAATACAGCCGCATTATACCATGACTTTTTGCCGCTGTCAAGTACCTAAAACGTTTGGCGTCTGCAAGCCTAAAAGTTCGTATGCAGACTGTGGTACATCTGGTACAACCAAGTTAGCCTCTTCATCGTTCATGATTCTGCGGCCCTCTAGTTCCATTCGCCGCTCAATTTCGTCTATTATGATTTGTAATGCAATGCGTTCTCGATCGCTTAACATATCAAGGTACTGTTTAAATGCTGGCATCGGCATATAAAGCAACTGCTTCATTATAATCATGATTATTTTCCTTGCTTGTAGAGTCTACGTGCTTAAAGCTCTGTAATGCTGTATAACGTTTTCGCCTACCTGTACACACTACTTCATTTACGCGTATACAGGATTCGCTTATGTCGATATACAGCATTACAGAGCTTTATGGTGGAGTATTAGAGAATCGAACTCTAGTCTTGCATCGTCCCTTATAGGGCTTTAAGACACAATCGACGCCATTTATACCCCATTATGCACTAACCACAAGATAAATGCCTTTAACTATCACAGCAACAATAAAAACAACAATAGGGCGCAAAAACATAGCTACCCAAAAGCGCCGCCACATTGTTGCATTATGATAATCCGTATACTTTGGGCCTGTTGATGCAAGCGTATAGAATAAATCAATGATTGTAGTAACAACAACAATACCGATGTATACTTGCCAAAAAGACATATCATTACCTTTCAAGGGCTTTTTACGCATATAGCCTACAATGTAGGATCAGCCCTTGATGCGCTTTTAGAAAGATTTCTACCTACGCAACACGGAAACGCAGAGTATCGCCCTTTGCGCGATTCCATGTTACTGCCTGATCACGACGCTTGAACGCGGCATTGATATGCTTGCGTACGGTAAGCTTGTTCTCGCCTGTATTTAGGGTAACTTCACCGTATTCACCGCTTTCGTAACCAGCAACAAGCTGATCGTATTCAGCCGCTAGTGCGCTACGAACACCATGCTTACGCACTTCCTTTGACTCGATTGCCTGAACTTCATCTGCTGTCAACTTACGACCCTGCATTATGATTCCTTTTCACTAAGTAACTAATATCATTCATTCATAAAAGCGTTATCTAGCTATTGCACATGATCGTAATCCTCTCTTTATTGGCACTTGCAATAGGAATCGAACCTATGTTTGTTACTTACCAAGCAACTGTTTTGCCATTCAACTATGCAAGTATAAAAACCACGGTTTCAGTATCTTAACCGGTAAACTGTTCTATGGTGGCAGGGAAGGGAGTTGAACCCTTTTATGCCTGAGCTTATGAGACTCTGGTGATTGCCGAATCCCCTGCTACAGATGTGATATATGGCATCGTTCCTATGTCCATGAACGTAGTTAAGACAGCACAGGATGGCTACCGCACTTTCGTTATTCTGTCTACCATATATCACGTGAGCTACAACCGTGTACTAATCAATAGGCAATCCCCTTTTCAAAAGCTGCTACCGATAGTCACACATAGGCATGTTTCCTCCGTTTGGTTGTATCTGTCCATCAGTCATTTACTGATGTGAGCGAAGTATATCATGCCTAAGAGCGGTTGTCAAGTATCTAAAAGTAAAGACTTAGTTAAATCTTTGTTAAGATCTGGTTAAGATTTTACCGTTGTTGTTACATCTAATGTTGGTGGCGTTGCGGGATCAAGGATATCGCGCGCTTGATCGCGTGTAACATTTGCTACACCTGCTGTAGCTTGTTCTTCTGCTGCATGTGCTAGTGCTGATTGTGGAAACAATACGCGCTCTAGTCCTAGACCACGAAACGCAGCATAGTACACAACTTGCGCGGCGGTAAAAATAACTGATCCTGTTTGAATCAAGCTACCTGTTGCCACAATTTGACCTGTTACGTATGCAGTTAACCCGCCAGCAACAAGACTTAGGACTACAGCAAGTACAAACTTTGCCCAATCGGGCCATGTTACTGATTTCAGCCATGTTACCGCAAAAGGAATAACAACCGCTGAAATAGCAGTTAGTACAATCTGTGCATCATCAATTGATAGATTCATTTATACCTCTATTATGTTATTTATTTTCTGTAGGTGGCACATAGTAAACCTTGCGCTCAAAAAGTGCAAGCTCTGTGCGTGTTTTTTGCAACTCAACCTTTAATCCCTGGTTTTCTATTCTCAGGGCCGCAACCTCTTCTCTTAGTTGTGATAGTGTGATTTGTAAGGCTTCATTTGTTTTTTCAGCACGTTCAATACGATCTACTAAAAACTGCTCTCTTCGCTCGTAACGATCAATGGCTTCTAGTAAATCATCGCGCAGCGCATCGCTTGCATTATTTGCAAGTGTCTTTACATCAACGGTGGTCTTTAGTGATCCAACTCGATAGTTTACAAATGCGGTAATGGCTGCTACAAGAATGGCTGAAACGATAGGTAGATACGTACTTAGCATACATTACCGTATATTTATTTTCCAGCAAACGAATGCCGCAAGTAGTGCAAGCAAACCGTACGTACCTGCGTTTGCATTCTCCATACGCATCAACGATACAGAAATCAATGTCATGATTGCTGCATTTGCGATAGAACTTATGATACGAGTACTTTTTGATTGACCGATGAGTGCGGCAAGATTAAAACCTGTTACAAGGACTTGTACAACAGATCGCCAAACGAGTGCCATACCAGTATATGAGTACGGTGGAAATACAATCAGCGCAAGAATGTATGCGTTTAGTGCTAAGAAAAATAGCTCAACAATCCTTGCATCCCTGTTGCGTAAAAAGAACATAAATCGAATAAATACATGTTCTCTTTGTTGATCTTTTGGCTGTTGCTCCATAATCATTATTTATTCTCTATGGTATGTGAATGCAAGTAGTGTATAGAAACCTTTTAATGCTACAATACACAAAGGAATCGCATTAACACCTATTGTTGTTCCTGAAAAGCTTAATAGTCCAAAATACATAAAAACAATTGGCCCTGTACTTAATGCAAAAACTACTAGGCTACGATATAAAAAGGCCATACCGCCAACAATAATAAGGGGTACAAGGATAAAGAGTAGTAAGTCTTGTCCTAGTGTTAGAATAGCACGGTCGTACACAACGCCAGCAAAGGTACCAGAGGGTGAAATAAAAACGATCATCCACCATATATTGCAAATAAAGTAAACAATCTCCATATCAATAGTAGTTGACATGGGTTGAAAAAATCTATATTTCATATCTGTTGTAAGTTACTTAGGCTAACAAAACCAAGCTGATCAACGGGTTGTCCGTTTGATGTACCACGATAAATATGCGCCCATTGATTACTTGTACCTGCTTTACCTTGATGCGTCTCGCCTTTTTCATCTAACTTGATCACATCAGACTCAAATGTATCACCGTAAAGTAAAACACCTGCTATGTTCATGTTTACTTTAGGTTGTTGACGTACATTAACCCCGCGCGGATTAATAACACGATACGTTGTATATTGCCCTGCTGCTACAAGGGTTGATCGCCAGTTATAGAACTCTTGATCTGGAAAACCAGACGGATCTATTTTTCTGCCAGGTTTACCAGCGTTTATGGTACCAGGGCAAAATACCGCAACACTACGATGTGTATCAATGTTTTGACTTGGTATTGAATAGTCTCGCATAAGGTTGCGTACAAGTGCATCCAGTGCTGCTAACATAGCAGAAGATATATGTCCTTCTGTTGTCGTGTGATGCATTTCAATACCGATAGCAAAGTTATTCGTCCACAACTGCGCTTTTACACAACCTGCATGATACGCGATGTAATAACGCGGATCAAGAAACTGCACAATCGAGCCATCTTTTCCAATAAGATAGTGTGAAGAAATAGCGCGAGATAGTTGAATGTAGCGAGCTTCACTATAAAAAGATGTACCGGCATGACCGTTTGTTGTATGTACAATAATAGATTTTGGCGCTAATCTGCCCATCGGTCTAGGTTGATATCCATTATCAACACGTTCAGGATCATAAATAACAGCTTTTCGCTTATCAAAAGATACAGTATCAATTTGCATTTTTATTACTATCCTTATTGCTATTCTTGTTATCCTTGTTATCCTTGTTGTTATTTTCCTGTGCGTTCTTTGCTTGTTGTTCGGCTACAAAATCACGCCCTTTTTGTGTTTCTTGTGCTTGAAACTCCTGATCACGCTGTTTTTGTAACTCAGACGGTGAAAGGACACCACTCTCTTGTTCGGTTGTAATCTGGCCCGCTTCTGTTTCAAAGTCACTACCATAAAGCTGTGCAATCGTATCTTTGCTAATCGCGCCGGCTGACATTGAGTCTACCGCAAACTGTACAAGTGCTGTATAGTCACTTGTTGCAATGGGTGCAAAGTACGGTTCAGGAAAACGCTTAAAGTTATTCTTTTCTGCAAGAGTTGCGTAAATAACTCGTAGCCATGCAATAATAGCTTCTCGCATATCTTCTAGCGTTGCTTTCGGGCCTAAACTTGCGATCTTTGAATCACTGCTATTACTGCGCAACGTTTCACCAGTTGTAAGAATACGAGGAAAACCCATTGCAAGGAAAATATCAGCATTTGGCTCTGCGTACTTTGCTTCATTCAACAATACATCTAACGGTGGAAGTACCCATAACATGTCAATCGTATGATTAGTAATGAAGTTAAAGATACGTTCTCCTGTACTACTGTTTGATAGTAACTGTTCTTCTACCGCAGTAATATCATCGTCTGTAGCAGGAAAGTCTTTGTCACCTACTTTTACGTGTCTGATTGCTTCAATTGCGCGGCTTGCAATACTGCGGTCGAGTGTTTTTAGATATGCTTTATGTTGTAACGCTGCGAGTGCATTTGTAAGGAACGGTGATGGGTAGTCTTCAAAGCTATTTGCTTTGCGCATAATCACAATAGCATCTTCGAGTAAGAACTTTGTTCGTCCGTTACGAATAGCGGCCACGTAATCAGGAAAGTGTGTTATAAGATAGTTATACGCTTCTTTATCTTCACTTCCATCGCTGCGCACGCCTTTATTTTGTACAAGCTCAATATCTGCTTTTGGTATTTTTAACCATACTTGACGATCAGTGCCAACCGGACGACGTTTTAACTCAAGATTATCAGGGTTACGTAACCAAATCTGATCAATAGTTGTATAACGCGTTCTACCAAGTTTTTCAGAAAGTAAATCCCCGCGCACACGTCTTAGTGTATAAGATGGTACTGCCATTCCATGAAGAAAGTACTCTACAGCTATTTGCTTTATAATCGGTCTAAGCTGCATAAGTAACGCATCGTAGAATGCTTGTATAGATTCATCTACTTGATCGGCGTTTAGTTTTGTTTTCTTGCGATTTTTAACAACCGTAACAGCCATATCAGCCATACGATTAATAACAGTACCCGCAATGGGATCAAATTTATAAAACCAGCGACATGTCTTAATAATGTCATGATATTTACCAAGATTAGCCGTTGGATCAAAATAGCCAGGAATAGCACGCGTAGACGGTACGTTAAATACCGATGAATCACCGTTAAGTAAAAATGCCGGTACTGTTTGAGCGGCGCGTGCTTTGCCTAGCCGTTGTATTGTTTCTGTCATAGTTTAGTTTTTTATTTTTGTATGTAAGCCCCTTGGCTTACCTAGTCTTCGTAATGTTGGATTAACAACACCCATACGTGTTGCAAGTACCCATACAACGTACGTAGCGTAAATATGATCTTCATCATCCGCACCGGCACCGCGAGAACTAAGTACATAGTATCTGTCTCTCCCTGATGCGGTACGTAATTTTGCAACACGTTCTAACTCGCTCATTGCTTCATGATCGATTTCACTAAAAATCAATCTTCCGTCTTGAATGGTTTGTGCTAGTTCGTTTGTTGCGTATCCTTTAGAATCTTGAAAAAGTTCTTCCCCTTGATCATCGTATCCAGAAAGTACCAACTCTGAGAACTGTACACCAACCATACGTTTGTCATATTGTTGCCCTGCGTATGTAGGGTTATACATAAGATTGTGCATAATGGCACTACCATTACCCCCGGCACCAATATCTATTGCAATAATGGGAGACTTGTAGTGTTGTGCAAGCCAATGGATAATATCTTGCTGTTGGCTAAAATCAATACGCTTTAATCGATAACGTACGTATGTACGCCATATCCCGTTTTTTGTTCGCCCCATAACTTGCATAATAGCCGCATCAACAAAGCCAGGATCGATTGCAATAACAGACATGTCTACTTCTGACGGTAGATTTGGACGCTGTAAATGATCTTCAAAACGTTGTCCTTTTTTACTCTGTATGCTTGTAAACTGATACGAATAGAAAGGATAGTTTTCTACTGTCATTGACTCGCGCGGGATAACTTGAAAGGCTGCTTGTCCATGTCTTCCTAGTACTAGCTGTTGGTATCGATCATCTGCTTCACCGCCATAATCGCGCAAGTTTTGTTGATCGCGTTCAAATGAATACACAGGATTCATATGTGCAGGAATGTGATACTTTTTGTATAGTGGATCAAGATCAAGATTGTATAATACGCTTGTACGTAAACCGTTTGGTACACCTGCATATAGTTGTTGTCTTTGTGGTTCCCAACTGTTATAAGTGTGCGATAGCTGTGTAAATGCACTCATTGTGAATAGTTGCATCTCGTCACCACGTATTCGTGGTATATGCAAACCAACCATATTATTTTCCCCACGACTACCGGCAATACGAAAGTTGAAAATCATTGGCTTGCCAGGTTGTTTCATGAAAAACTTCATGGTACCGTCAGTACGATTAATGTTATTATTCAAATAGTCGCGTAGCAATCTGCTTGTGGTAAAACGAAGAATGATTTTCGTAAGTAGTGGTGTCATTTGTGCTTGGTTTGGTGTAACAAGTACAGATTCAGGTGTTATCGGGAACGTTATATCTCTATTCACAACTTCGTAAATAATTTTGTCTTCGAGTATAACAGTATTATGTACAAACACGTGATCACTAATATAGTTATTTGTGTCGTACACGTATACCGCATACGTTGCCGCGCCACTTGCAACTTGTTCGATTGAAACAACGCGATCGTAGCGCATAAACTCCGTTGCATCTTCACTAGCAGGTGGAAGCCGTAACTTACCAACTCCAACACCAGGCAATGCAAAGGTGCGCCAAAATCGATACGCAGCACGATCATCTAATGTCTCTAGTCGATACCCGTTCCCTTTATTTGTAATACGTGTTTCAATACCAAACCGTAGTAAAAGCTCTCGCATATCTTCAACGAGTTTCGGCCAGTTAAGATCAAGGGCGATTTTATGTTGAGATAGTTCACCAAACTGTGCAAATACTGCTTCTAAAAAGATCTGCACATTTTGTAAACGCTCATTTTTTATCAGGGTTGGCACTTTTCTAATACCGCCATTTACTTTGAGTGCATTAAAAAGCGTAACTTGATCAAGTAGTGCGTTTAGCGGATGACGAAAAGGGCCAGGGCGATGCACAAAACGATATGCCCCTGTTTTACGATCTTTGTACCAGCGTACATACAACTTATCTGCAATATGTTCTAACTCTTTACCCATTGCATTATAACGCGGTATTATCTCATATTCCGCTCTAAACTCGGTCAAAAGAAATAAGTATCCTATAATGCGCAACTCATGCCACTGTAATGCTGATCTGTGTGTTTCGTGTGGTATATGTGTAGTTACTGCAACATAATCACCTACTTTGATATTTTCTAGCGGAGTGTAACCAGTTGGTGTGAGAAATGGATGATTCATTGTAGCTTCTACAACATACGATGATTCTGTTGTAATACGATAAACCGGCGCTTCTTTATCAAAACTAATCAATGCCCTGCGTTGTTCAAGAGTCATATCAGGTGTAAGTGTGTATACAATAAATGTTTCTTCGCGCAATAAGCTACTAATCGATTGATAACCTTTATCAGTAAGTATCTTTGCACTGCCTGGTTGACACTTTCCAATTGCTCTACCGCCAGTACATAAAATAAACTCAGATTGATCGGTAAGAAACTGTTTTTGATAATCACGATATTTCCACGGTTCAGGCGAATGCATGCTTTTATCTGTTTCGCCTTCCCCTGTTGATCGCAAAAACTCCCCCAACCAGATAGGATCTTCAATGATTTCTAACAGTGCCAAATCTTCATCATCTAGCTTCTTTTCAATCGCCATACTCTACCCCTAAATCATCATCACCAATAATAAGCTCTGCACTGCCAGCATCTAAATCAGGTGCATCTTTTCTACGCATACGTTTTGGTTGTATAACTTCCATTGGGTATTTACGTCGCCAATCAGCATCCTTTACATCAAAAAAGATATCTCGCTCTTTTCTTGTCACAACAATCTGCTTTTTACACTGTGGGCACTGAAAACTAGCAAAATACTCTGTTGTATCATAGACGCCAGATATACGACCAACCATGATATTACAGTTTTTACAATGTACTTTCAGAATACGACGATCGTTATCAACAAACTCTTTCGCGAGCTGCTTTAGCTTTGTGATATAATCAACAACAGACTCTTCTTGCTGCGCTTTACGAGTCTTTCGATCAATTGCTAGCGTGCGCTCATATTGAATATTTGTTTGCGATAATGCAACAAGACTGTCGAGAATTTTTTTAATTTCAACAGGATCTAGTTCATCAGTATCAACAAGCTCATCTAATCTATTTTGTAGCTTTCCTACAAGAATTTGATTACGAATCATTGTTTCAAGGTTTGCAAGATCATTTGGTTGTTGCAAATTATCTACTTCATACTTTAATCGATATTGCTCAAATACCTCTTTAAACTCTTTACTAGTATTTTTCATATTTTCCTCAAACTACAAAACCTTAGCAAATTACTCTGCTAAGGTTCGTAGAACGATCCATATAAAGACACCTATAACTAATATCGTAATAATAATTAGTTCGGTACTCATTTTAGTTTTTATAAATAATTTACCGTACTGGACATGCCCCGCCTACACAATCAGCATCTAGTAGCTCTGTTGCACCGTTGTGTGATTCTAATTGTGTTAATGCATTTATAATATCGGATTCTGTGTGATGCGGTAAATCATTAACGCGCCGTTCGTATTCTTCCTTGGTTATTGGTTCTTCTGGTAGCAAAGGGTATGCCATCGTTTCTTTTATCAAGAAAGATACCGCAATATAATCATCCCAATGCTCTAAAATAGCATCAACCAGTGCATCAATCTCATCTACTGTAAAATTAATTGTAATACTGGTATTATGGTCTGTCCAATGCTTTTGAAAGGACAAGTACCGCATGAGCTGATCAACGGCAGATTCATCATTTGCACCAATTTTTGTACTTGATTGCATTGGAAATTCAATAACCCATGTTTGCGCTTGTTGTAGGACTTCCCACTGTTCTAGTGCGCGCATTTTATCGAACTGCTCAACAGTTGGGCCTGCACTGTTATTTTCTGGATACACTGGATATCCAGCATCAAGCATAACACGTGCAAGCGGATCACTAGATGTAATACGTACCCGGCGAACATAGTACGGCGCTCTTGCACGATGTACGCCACTGCTAATACTCGGTAACTTACTTAATGTACCACTTGGTTTAATTGTGGTAACAAGTAATGGTTCAGGTACACGCATCTCGTATGCGTATTGACGGGCCTCATGATGCGCGATGTTGCGTAGATGACTTAATAAATGTGCTAAATTTTCGTTAGTATAATTTAATGCATCAACAGCATCCATAACACCGTCTAACGATACACCAAGTAATCGATCGCGTTTTTGTATGATATCCCATGTTGGCAAATCAATTGTTGTATTTGTTTGCCGTAATCCAACGCGTACCGCCATACGTACCGCTTGTTCAATACCCGTATAATCGAGTGTACCATTTTTATCTACAAACGCACGTACGTTTATTTCTGTAAGATTACATACACCTTGGCTATCTAGTAGTATTTCTGCACACGGATTTAACCCCTGAAAGTTAGGTCTACGTTTTCTTGCGGCTTCTGCATTCACAAATCCCGGCTCACCAGTATCTTTAATGCGATAGAAAATATCAACAAGGATATCGCGTGATGGTTTTTCAGTAAAGAAAATACTATTATTACTCATAGATCGTTGATCTTGTCCAAAGTTTTTTGAACCAACTTCCCAAAGTCCAATCTTTGCATCTAGTACATCACGATCGTTTACATCAAAGAGTGCGATTTCAGAAGTACGCCGAACGCCACCAACGACAACGTTATAACCAATATGATTTGCAATATCCAAAACATCCACAGGACGTAACACACCCGTAGCTGTAGCTGTGATTGTTGTATGGATGTTTCTGAACATACGTTTGAGCGCTTGATGACCGCTAGCACGACCGCCAAAGGTTTTAAGAGCTTCCCCATAAGGGCGTACACTATCATAATTAAAAATAATGCTCTCTACATCGGTACGTAACATTGCAGCAAAATATTTTGCCAGCGCATCTACCCATCCTTGCTTACTATCACCAATAACAATATGTATCGAAGAAAACTTACCTTCTGATTCTTCAAATTGTACTGTGTCTTCTCTGCGATTATCAGGTGTTTTACCATTGTATGGTTTATGTGCTACAACAATTTTTGTATTAAATTTCGGTAGTTTTGCTACATCGGTCGGCAAAATACGAAAACCAACACCAGCACCAACCATCAATAAATGAAATAAATCAGTTAATGCAGATAGTTTATCGATAACAACGAAACTACAGTTAAAGTTAGCGCTTCCGTAGCGTTTTTCTGCTGTTGTACCGCCGATCCATAATGTTCTACCAGCAGGAAACATTTTTAAGTGAAACATTGCATCAAACAGTGCCTCTGCTTCATGTGTCAACGTTTCTTTATCTGCATGTCCGGTATACAATGCCATGGAATATTCTACTACACGTTGGGCAGTTTCACGCCATGTTTCTCTACGATTTTCGTTTTCTAGCCAACGGCTATATGTACGCAAATAAATAAAATGTCCTAAACCATTACCGCCAAAAGGTACATCCTTTTCAGTATACGAGTCAAGAAACTGTTTTGATAAATATGTCATTCTTTGTTTTGTTCATTAATAAGAGATCGAATTATCATTTCTGCATCACCCGCAGATAGTTTGCCGCTAATTGCATTTCCATGTGTATGTAGTATAGTTTGAATATATTGAATTACTTCGTTAAGTTCTACGATTTGTTTTTCAAGTAATTGTATACGCTTTTCTAGTTTATCCATACGATTTCTGCATTGTCGTAACAAATCCATAATCGCTAGATAGTTCATATATAATACGGCTAACAAGTTCTTCTGTAATATCAGTTGCCATTAACTGTAGCTCATTGTTGATACATGTAGGATCTTGTAATACAGAAACGTAGCGGTACAAGTCATACATAGCGGTATGCGGGTTGAATATAATATAGTAACTATTCTTTAGTTGGTTTTTCGTCATTGTTTAATGCTTCCCACTCTAGGCCATTAAAATTGCTTGCAAGCATTGCAGTGAATTGCATTTGCACAACTTGATCTGTTAGATGCTGTTGAATTGCACTACCATCAATGTTTACATTTGTACGGTCTTCAAGTAGCTCAAATTGCACAAATTCTTCAACATCGGTAGCAATCTCGTATTCTGATGTAAAATTACCTTCATCATCAAAAAGTTCAATTGAGAACCGAATAACCATCGGTTTAATTGGGCGAGCTGATGTAATGACAAGTTTCATATCTAATTTACTCCTGTAGAACCAAAAGCACCACTACCACGTTGTGTAGTGGTTAGCTGCTGTACTTCATATGGTTCAAGTTTAATATACGGTAGTACCACAAGTTGCGCTATTCTATCACCGTAGCTAATAACTCTTGGTACTTCACTTGCATTGTGCTGTACTACAATAACTTCCCCGCGATAATCAGCATCTATAACACCGGCAAAGTTATGCACGCCGCTTGCACCAACTGAACCACGATCAAGGATCAAGCCTACTGTGCCAGGCGGTAACGCTATAGCAATACCTGTTTTTATCTTTGCGGTTTCATCTAGTGCAATACGTACATCTTCATCCGCGTATAGGTCTAATCCTGCGGCTTCTTCGCTTTTTCGTTGCGGTAACTGCGCTGTCTCCGTCAAGCGCTTTACTTTCAGTAGAGCTGTTACCCCTGTTATAATCATGTTGTTCATGGTTTTCCTTTACTAGCTTTGTATCGCTTGGTACTGCCTCTAGTTCATAAAATGTGCCAAAAGGTGTGATTGTTTTTGAAACCATCGCCATAGCCATTTGTAACTTGCCGTTGTTGTCTATAAACTCTATGTTACCTTCAAAAAATGCACCATCCGTTGATCGATCAATGGCAGCAAACGCTTTTTCAAATCCTTCAACGTTTGGTATACCTAGTGAAATGCGGTAAACATGGAGATGATTATCATATGCGTTGGTAATAGCAAAATCTTCTTGTGGTACATGGTACGTTCGTCCATTGACTCGAATAATCCCTAACATGATTTTAACCCTTTCATGAACTAGTGGCACAAGTCTTCGTAGTATATCATGAAAATTGGTCGTTGTCAACTGACACATATATGTACACGTAATAGGCTGTTTTCCGCATTCCGTAGCGCTGAAACAGCACCGTTTTCATGTACTTGACAAGCCTTGATTTTTGTGGTATTATCCTTATAATCGGCGCACCACGACCCAACTTTATCATGATGCTTATTATCATGCTTATTATAAGCACCTATATGATGATCATTATAAGATGCTCATGGAGCATCTATATAAGCATCACTATTGGTGCATAGTAAGAATCTATACATACCAATAGCGCGTAGTAGTCTAGTATATAGTGTATATAGTGTATATAAAATAATAATAGTCCCATGAATATATTATCCATGATTCTATTCTCTGTATTTAGAAACATGATACTATACATATACTATTTATCTTTTCTATATGCTCTATTCTATATTCTCTTTCTTATATTCTTTCTTTTTTACATGATTCTATTATATACATGATTCTATAATACATGTATAATAGACGGCGGAAAAACTTTATGAAAACATGTGTTCTGTGCTCAAACACACAACTAAAACCACAGCACAAGCTTTGCTCACGTTGTTATCAAGAATACAAGGATCAAATGCATGAGCCTTGGTTTATTGAACTAGAGCGAATGCAACGCAAACAGGATGAGATAGATAGACAAGAATCATTCACGTTACTTACAGGAATAACAAAAGCAGAAGGGAAAATAGAATCAACAACAGTACCAGTTAAGAAAGGAGTTGGTAGACCTCCTACAAGATGGATACTTGTAAACGAAGTACTTTCTATTTACGATGAATCAGTTTCCAGAGAGGAACAAGGATTTGGACGACGATTATCTTTGCGCCAGATATCAAAACGTATGAATAATCGAGTAAAGTACCTTACAGTACGTAGAATACTAAAAGCATACCGTGCAAGTGTATTTCCAGATAAGGTACCTATTTTATGACAAAAAAAGATCGTGTTGAGTTAAAACAACGTGGTGTATACCTTATTGTTAATCATGCAAATGGAAAAGTATATGTAGGTAGCACGCATGTTACGTTTAAAGATCGTTGGAAAAGTCATGTTGATAACTTGCGTAATCAAAAACATGGTAATCCCTACTTACAAGCCGCTTGGAATAAATATGGCGAACCAATGTTTGAGTTTATGATTTTAGAAGTAATTGATGATGAATCTAACATTATAGAAGCAGAGCAGTTTTATTTAGATATATTTTTTGGTAACGGTAACTATAATATAAATCCGGTTGCTAATAGTACGGCTGGCAGAGTTACAACCGTACGCACTAAAAACTATTATGTATACAGTCCAGACGGAGAAAAAATTGGCCCAATTACTAATGCGGCTCATTTTGCAAGAACACAAATGAATGTTTCAACAATGCAACTATATAACTTATTAAATGGTTATCAAAACACGCTAAAAGGTTGGACACGCGCATACGAGTTAACAGATTTACAGAAAGAAAGAATTGATCAACGACGTAATAGTAATAGAAAACGTAACAAAGAGCGTAAACTAGAACTAGGTTTGCCAGTTAGAGATCGTGTAGGACGGCCAGAACTACCAAAAGATCAACATCAGGCAGTTATAGATTATTCTATTAATAACCCATGTGCATCTTTGCGCCGTATTGCTAAGTTTACAGGCATACAGTATATTACCGTTAGAAACATACTAAAGCGCAATAATCTTGATTATCAACGCACTAACTGTGATTACAAAGAGACAGCACATGCTAGCCGTATACCTGTTTCAAAACTTGATTAGTAAAATTGAATAGATATTTTTTACACAAAGCATCCTGCGAAGGGTGCTTTTTATTTTGCCACAAGATTAAAGGTGGTGATGCATTGACAAAGAATAAAGTTATTGTAAATGGCTATATTCGCGCTGTTGCAGATGTAAGTCACCCTCTACAAACAAAGTTATCCCTCATTCTGACTGACTTCTTACCGAATGGTAATAAACAAGGAATCCCCGAAACGGAAAAGCAGAATATACTTGCAACTGCAATGAATCAACCAATCAAGATAAACTTTGACGGTGTAGATTATGCAGGTCACATTGGTGCAGTACCATTAGGCCCAATTACGCGTGTATTTGAGTCTACTGATGAAGGGCGTCCAGTTATCGCCGCAGAAGGTGTTATTTGGGCGGATCTTTATGAACCCATTGCAGATCATTTAAAAGTTGCGTTTAGTGAGGGTGTTGGTACATCTTGGGAAATATATTTTGAAGATAGTACCGTTGATGCGGATGGTAATGAGTGGTTACACGGATGCGTTTTTGGTGGAACATGTGTTGTGAAAGTACCAGCATACGGGCCAACACGAACACGTATTCTTGCAATCGCAGAACATTTGCATAAAGATAATTTGGAGACGAATAACAACATTATGGCGGATAATGTAGCAAACTCAGAGACAGAGATTGACACATTGCGCACCGATCTTAGTAATGTAAGTGATCTTCTTTTTCAACTATGGGATGGTGTAGATGCACTATTCAACAAAACATTTGAAATAGAAGCGCAAACCGTAGAAAAAGATATCGGCGCAATCGCAACATCGTTTGCTGAGAAACTAGGTAAAATCGCTGATCGTATCAATGAGATGTCTACGAAGCTAGGGCTAAGTGAATCAGAGAAGAGTCAGCTAACAACCGATCTTGCAACTGTGCAAGCAGAGCTAACACAGCTAAAAGAAGAACAAGAAAAGAAAGAAAAAGAAGCGGCAGAAGCCGAGTTACGTTCAACACGCAAAACAGCATTAGAGACAGTAAGCATTTCATTTGACGCAAACCCTGATCTGTATCTTAGCATGTCAGCAATCGTATTTGATCAGTATATTGCTGATCTTACTGCGGTACGTAACGCAAGCGGTAAAAAGGCAGAATCATCGCTAAATGCCGGTGGTATTCCAGAGCCGCTTTCAACAGATGGTCAAACACTGACCAACAAAGAACTAGCTAGCGCTTTTAACAAAGAAACGCGCGGCAAATAATAATAATAAATTTGAGGTATTATGGCATACGTAGCAAGACTTGCTGATTACGTTCGCGGGGGCGTAGTTGGTGAAAGCATGCAAGAAGGTACAGCCGTTAAACTAACCACAAGTGGCGCAGGTGTTCATGGTGAACTTCCTGTATTCATGAAGGCTTCACAAAACAATGTCAATACAATTGGTATTGTTTTCAAAAGCCCTGATGATTTTGCACGTCCTACACTAGAAGGACTGTACACAGCGCCAGCACGTGTAACGTTTAATCAGAACTCAGGATTTAGTGATCCTGTACGTACCGAAACAAACTACTTGGTAGGTAAGTCTACTTTGTGGAATCCTACACTTGTAAGTGGTGAACTGGCACTTATGATGCGCGGTGGTACTTTTGCGGTACCAAGTGGTGCGTATATTATGAGTGCAAACATTCGCGTTCCTGGCAACATGATTCGCGTTGGTACTGGCGGTCTTTGGGAATATACAGCAACAGAAGCGGAAGCAGTTGGTGTAACCGAAGAATACAGCCCTGTAAATGACGTGCTTATCTTCACATTGTGGCATTAAGAGGTAATAATGGATAGAGAAGCATTAAAACTAGCAATCGCAGAGCGCGCGGCTAGCGCGGGTGTTGCCCCAAATCAACGATCAGCTTTTGCTGATCTTATTATGACTATTGTAGAACCAAATCACCTAAGTTTGGATCTCTTTAGTGCATTCATGCCTACACGTCAGTTTAACATTGGCGATCGTATTGGCAAACGTGTTCGTCGCGGTAGATATCCAGTACGTACTATGGTACCTGGCAGCAAGCACCTACATGATGTATTGTCATTCGTAGAAAGTCAAACGTATATGTTTGATCGCTTGATTGCAGGTACATCACATAACCTATGGGAAATCCAGTCAGGTGAAGTAGGTACAACTGATCAGTTCAGAAATGAGCTACGCGCAGATATTTTTGATGAACTTGTATCACGTGTATTTACGCTCCTAGCAACGGTATGGAATAGTACCGATACACCAAACAACTTTGTTGATGCAAGTTCAACAGGTATTACCGCAACAGCGCTTGATAATACGATTGAAACATTGCTAGATTATACTGGTAGTGTTCGTGCAATCATCGGCTCACGCCGTGCCCTTTTGCCTGTATACACCTTTGCACAGTACCGCGAGTTTGCGCTATCAGCAAGTGATCCTGCAAGAGTAGCATTTGTAAATCAGGAAGCATTCAACGAGTTTACTAATAGCCGTAAGGTATCAACTTATGCTGGTATTCCTTTGATTGAACTTCCACAGGTTTACCGCAATCGCTTACCTGCCGGTGCTACTGGCGGGTTGCGTAATGCGTCACAGCGTATGATCCCAACCGATCGTGTTGTGGTTATTGGCGATCAAGCTGGTGAAATCGCGTTAATGGGCGCAACCGAGTATCAAGATTACACCGATCCTACAACACAGCCACCTAACTACGTATTGCATGCATGGCAGGCATACGGTATGATTGTGGACGACGTTGAAGCAATCGCTGTTATCAAAACAAACACATAACTAAATAAGATTACCACGGTTTGTATATACCGTAAGCGACTTATACAGCCGCGTTCAGTGTATACAAACCGTGGTTTTTTGGCGTTCCCTACCATAAAAGGCGGGCGTAGTAACTGAAAGGATAAAATATCATGTCAAAAAATCATCAATATATTGAATTTGAAGATCGTATTATAAAAAGATACGAAAAAACAGTTCCTAGTGTACTTACAGGGCTGAGACTCGATCCGCATCGGCCAGAGAATAGAATCGATTGGTTACTTGTATCACCAACAAGCAGCTTTAAACAAACATGGACAGACGGCGAAAAACCAACGCTTGATCGTGTTGCTTTTTCGTACGCAGATGAAGTAGTGGAGTTATACAGTGATGTAGAGGTACGCTTATTCGAGCGATTAAATAAAGCTGCAATAGAAGCCGGTTTGCTTATTCCATACGAAGGTGAAGCGCCTGCTATAAATACAGATAATGCACTTATCGATACAAATGTGTTTTCAGTAGCAAGCATTAAACAGGTAACAGCACTAAAGAAGCGTATTAATGACATTACCAGTATTATTACGTTAAATCGTGTTCTTGAAGCTGCAAAAGATTTAGATCGCCCAATAAGTATCATTAAAGCAATAGAGAGTCGTATTAATGAGCTTTCAAGCAGCGATTGAGCAAAACGTTTTAGAGATTAGAGCAGCCGCAGAAGCATTTTTGATTGACACATGTGTACTTAAGCGCAAGGAAGGTGAGACGATTGTAAAAGGTGAAAGCATTCCTGTATATAGCGCCGGTGATGAACTTGCATGTCGGTTGATTATCAGAAGTGGTAGTGACCGTGCAAACATTGCAGCACAGGAAAGAACACCCGCACAAACACAGTTTACTGGTATTTATCGCTTGCAACTACCCTATGGTACTGTTGTAGAAGTAGATGATCGTATAGAGTTTACCGATGAAAACGGTACACGGCGATTTGATGTTATTTTCGTGCCGCCATTTAATAAATACATGGGCGCGTTCATTATTGCAATCAAGGAGTCACTATAGTGCCAATAACATTTAACAACGACGGAATCATGCGCTTACAGGCTACAATCAAACAGAATATGCTTCCTGCACTTATTCGTGGCGCACAAGAGGTACGCGATGCTGCGGCATCATTAGCACCTGTTGGTGACGGGCGCGGCGGTCACTTGAATGAATCAGGGAAAGTGCAAGCAGTAAGTAATCATTCAGTTATTATTACATTTGGTGAAGGTTTACCAGACGAACGAGCAATAGCACAGGAGTACGGTACTATTTTTATGCCAGCGCAACCGTATTTAACACCTGCGTTGAATGCTGTAGATATTTTATTCCATGTGCGTAAGGAACTAGGTGTATAATGCAAAACCTAACACAAGATCAAATTGATGCATTAATGGCATCAACAAAACTTAAGGGATTTACAATCGAAGCAACTGTTATTCGTGCCAATGGTGATGTAGAACCACAAGGTATTGTTGCCGGTTGGAATCGTAACCCTTTTAAAAATATCGTACTCAAACTAAAAATCCTACGCGATCGTTTACGAGTACTTAGAAATATACATTAACTTGGAGAAAACATGGCATCAGTTTTAACAAATGCAGGGCGCGCGATTATTACATCAGCACTAGCATCATCTACTGCAAAGTATGTAGCAATGGGCACAGGAGCAGGTACCGCTGCTGCTGCTGATACAACGCTGTTTACAGAAGTAGAAACACGTACAAGCGGTACACAATCACAACAGACAACATCGGTAACAAACGATACATATCGTGTTGTTGGTACTGTAACAGCAACCGCAACACGCGCTGTAACAAATGCGGGTGTATTTGATGCATCATCAGCCGGTAACTTGCTCGTAAAAGGTGATTTTTCAACAATTAACCTTGCAAGCGGCGATAGCATTGCTTTCACCTTCAATTTGCAGTTCACGTAAACGTAGGTAAAAATATATGGCAGCAGCACAGAGCGCATACGCAGAAGGTACCGCTGTTACTGCCACATCTACGACGTGGGTAGACGTTTGTAGTATTTCAGCAGGTAGTTTTACTGCTGGAAAACAATATCTTATCCTTGCAAGCGCGTTTGCGCGCTATACTTCCTCATTGAACGAAGTGCGCATGCGCCTTGTACATGGATCAACACCAACAGAGTTTACTGATGCATCACTTGCTGCTGAGTTAACCGCAGATAACCAAAAGACAAACTTTGGTTGGATGTATGTGTTTACACAGCCAGGTACCGCAGAAGCCGTAACATTACAGATTTCTATTTCTTCTACAGGTACAGGTACATGTGATCTAGGGCAGATATTTGCACTTAATCTTGATGATGTTGGCGCACAAAATACTGAGTGGTACTATACAGAAGATACAACCGATTACACTACAACAGGATCAAAAGTATCAAAGGCAAGTGTTACATTTACACCAAATGGTACCGATGATTGGTTAATCATCGGTAATGCAATGCAGCTCCCAGGCAGTGCAACCGCAAACTATTTGATGGATATCAACGATAGTGTAGCCGGTGCTTTAGTATCTGTTGACATTGAAGGTGAAGATGTAACGAACGATAAACGTGGGCACTTGCTCATGACGACGGTAACGCCGACAAATGCAAGTCATACGTTTTCTATGCGCTTTAGCCACGAAACCACAGCAGGTACCGTATACAGTAATCGTATATTTGCTTTACGGCTTAATCGTTTTTCACAGCACTCGTTTTCAAGCGCAGCAGCACAAGATACACCGGCAGCGAGTCCTACATGGACAACAACACGCACCGTAGCACCAACTCCAAGTGTAACAGGTGATTGGTTTATTTGGGGCTATCTATCGAATGATGTTGGTACACTTACTGATGATCTTAATATGCGTTTGCAGATTAACGCATCAGGCGGTGGTTTAGCAAGTGATCCAAATGTAACAACAGACCCAGGACAAGATTCATGGGATGCGACAGATATTGTACCGGAAAACATTTTCAAGCAAAAACAGTTAAGCTCAGGGGCATCGCGCACGATTAACCTTGATGTAACAATGGTTGCTGGTACAACGTTACGTGTACAAGAAAGAACGCTTGTTGCATTCTCGTTAGAGCTGTCTGGTACTACTACAAACCAAAGTGTAACTGCTACATCTGGCACAACCTTTACCATGGTGCGATCAAGTGGTAAAAAGGTATCTGCTACAGAAGGATCATCATTTGCGATGGTACGGCAAACTGGTAAAGTAACGTCGATTACACGCGCGTCAACGTTTACCATGTTACGATCAACTGGTAAGATTCTTAGTTTTAGTAATACACCAAGTTTTAGCCTGCTGAAACAAGTAGTAAAGGCTGTTGCATTCACGGCGGCAAGTGCTATGACCATGGCACGTGCTATCACAACTGTGAAAAGTATTGCGTTCACTGCTGCAAATGCAGTTACAGTGTTACGATCAACGAATAAAATCGTAAATGCTACATCAGCAACAGCTAGAACAATAGTACGCTCAGTTGGTAAAATAACAAGTATTACAAACACACCAACGTTTACCGTAATAAAACAAGTAGCGCATGTGATAAGCTTTACTGCTGCAAACGCAGCTACGATACTAAAATCAGCCGGTAAGATTATTTCTATAACTCAAGGCACTACAGTAACAGCCATACGATCAGTTGGAAAAATCATTTCAGCAACAGAAGCTAGCACCTTAACACTCGTACGATCAGTTGGCAAAGTTCTTACAATGAGCAATACGCCAACGGCCACACTTGCAAAGCAAGGTGTAAAGATTATTTCAGCAACCGCTGGTAGTACATTAGCAGTGTTGCGTTCTGTTGGTAAGAGCATTACAAGTACAGCAGCAAGCACAGTAGTACTTACGAAGCAAGCAACAAAAACAATAACAAGTACAGTAAGTAACGTAGTATCAGTTGTAAAACAAGCAATAAAAAGCATATCAACATCAGTCGGTAACAGTGTATCACTATCTACTGTATACACAGTTGGCCGCATTATTAGTGTGAGTGTTGATAGTACAGTAACACTATCTCGTTCTGTGAATAAGACTATTGCTGTAGCAATAACTACAGTTTTTGCTCTTGTAAAAAATATAGCATATACAATCACAGTAACGGCAACAAATAATGTTATTATTCTTGGTGGTTCACTCTATACGAAGGTTGTTTCTGTAACAAGTTCAGTTGCAACAACAATGCAGTTACAAGCAATCAAAGTACTTACTGTAAATGTAGATAGTATTATAACTTTTACAAAAACTGTAAATAAGTTATTCAGTGTATCAATAGCTACAAACACACTACTAGCAAAACAAACAGCGAAAGTATTTATAATAACAGAGAATGTATCAATAGCATTATTAAAGTCAATACAAAAAACGTTCAATACCATAGTACCTACATCTGCTGTACTTACAAAGAGCATTGATAAAGCTTTTTCAGTAGTTATTAGTAGTTCTATGTCTTTGATTACCAACATATTCGGCTTTATTCAGTTTAGTGCAATGAACCGCAACACTGGTACACTAGGGCTAGTTATTAAAAATACAATAAATAGAGCATTACGTTTGCGCGATTCTGTTGGTCTTTCACTTCACACAAAAGATGAGGATACTTTATAATGGCAACATTTGTTGGCACAATCACAGATTTTGCAGCAGGCGATACATTATTAGTCGAGCGTACGATTACACAGATACCATCGGGCACTGTTATGACAACGGCATGGTTAACGGTAAAGCGAGACTTTAGAGACGCAGATGCCGCTGCAATCTTTCAAAAGAAAATCACATCGGCAGCAGTAGCCGGTGTTGGACATATAGATGATACAGGGGGCGATGGTACAGGGCACGTTATTTTTATGCTTAACGGTAGTGATACTGAAAAACTCTATCCACTTAGTGAGTATCAATATGATATTCAAGTAAAACTAAGCGATGATACAACAATCAGTACGCCGGAAGTTGGTAAAATAACGGCTATGCCACAAGTCACGCTATCGGTAGCATAATGACATACGATAATAGTTTTCAAGCGCATGTATTTCCTGTACTCATGGCTGCATTTGAAGATTACCTTGCAGATGTGTTTGATGGTCGATTATATGCGTTCGTTGCTCCTGCTACACCAACACTACCACTTGGTGTATATCAATCACAAGATAACGGCGGCAAACGCGCTGATTTTATAGATCAAAACGGATGGTCGGGGCTTATCACATTTCGTAGCATTGCAAATAATCTTGCTACAGCATGGGATAATATAGTACTACTAACTGATCGATTACAAGGGTTAACTGCTAGCGGTGTAGCAGGTTATACCATTCGTGCGATTCCTGATCATCCACAACCGTTCCCAATAGAAAAAACAACAGAATACGGGACACTGTACACCGCTGCCTTGATTGTTTCTTTTTCTGTTTATAAGAATTAGAGGACATTTCATGGACTTTTTGAATAACGCAATACTCGCGCCAGTATATTATGCTGGACTCTTTGATGGCGAAGGTAGCGTTGCTATTGTATATAATGTGCAAAAACAGCCAACATTGGTCATAAAACTAATAAGTGTGTTTCAACCCGCATTAATGTACCCGTTAAATAAGTTTGGCGGGCGTATAGAAAATAATAAAGCATCGGCAAAAAATGTTTTATGGGTAGATACCTTTTCTTGGAAAGCACATAATGACATAGCATATAGATTTCTACAATGGATACAACCGTATACCATTGTCAAAAGAGATCAAATTGATACAGCACTTTCATTTTATACGATTCCAAACTATCAACAGCTTGATCGTACGCTGATTAATCAATACATCGCTACACTTAAAAAACTAAAAAGAGGCAGATAAATGGCACAACCAATTAAAGGTTACGATGGCACTATTACTGTACAAGGTACAGCGGCAGGCTTTGTAAATAATTGGGAAGTGAATCTAGAAACCGAAGAGAAAACCGTAGGCCCGTTCATTGGCGACGGTGGTGTACTTTATACGTATACTACATCACGTAAACTTGCTGGTAAACTAGAAGCAACAATCCCAATCGGTAAAGATGCGGGGCAAACTATTCTATTGTCGGGTGCATTGAATAGTAGCAGCATTAATATCGTACTCGTAACAACTAACGGTTACACGATTACTGTACCATCAGGTACAATCAGTACGTTTAGCATGAAGCAAGACGCTGCTGAATCGGTAACGGTATCGTTTGACTTCTCATCAAGCGGTAGCTTTACAGTAGCTTAGTAATCTTAATACCCCTTTGCGTTATCACGTGAAGGGGTATTTTTTTTTAATGTAAAAAGGAACTTATATGGCAAATGCACTTGTTGATCTGCTACCAGACAAAGATACAGATTATTTTGATAGTCCAGACGATGTTATTAACGCAGAAGACATTGTTGAAACAGACATCCGCATAGTTGGATGGGAACGAAAGTTTAGAATACGCGCGCTTACTTTTGGACAAATGGATCGTATTAATAAAATGGCAACCGATCCAGAAACAGGCAACTTGAAGCTAGATGAATGGACATACTGGACAATCGTTGAAGGTGTTGTTCGTCCTAAGTTTAAAATAGAACAGGCACGTAGGCTCGCGGAATCAAATGGTGAGTACGTAAAAGCTTTAGCCGATCAAGTTTGGGAGTTTGGGCGCATTAGTCGAAAAGTTTGGAATGAGTTTGTAGAAGAAAGTAAGAAAGCAAATCAAATAGCAAACAATGAATTTAAAGACTTAGATGAAACACAGATATAACAACTATATTCCGTATACGTATCAGCTAGAGCTTGTACGAAACCGTACGCGGGAAGTACTTATGCGTGAATATATGATATTTGTGGTAAATCTTTACGGGCATCTTATTCAAGACGGCACAAAGAAAATACGCGATTATGCTAATATGAGCATGATCGATATGCGAGAAGAGTTAATCTTGCGTACACGTGCCATGCGCGGATCAAACAATCGAAAGATTAAGGAATATAAAGAAAAGGAACAAAAAAGACAAGACGAACTATTACGTAAGCTTTCACAGCTTAATTAGGTGAATATACATGGCAACAGTAAACGCAGGTACACTTGTTGTTACTTTAGAAGGGCGCGACGTTAATCTAACAGAACTGCTTAATAAAGTAGAAACACAGATGCAACGCGGCGCTACCACAGCCAAAAACTTTGACACGACCATTGCATCGCTTACAGATAGCCAGAAACGCAATGAATCAGCGATTGCATCGTATGCTCAGTCACAGGCGCGATTTGCTGAATCTTCTGGTCAATCAGGTGTAGCAGTACAGCGACTTGCAGCAGCTATTCAAGAGCTAACACCAAACACAACCGCTGCAAATAACGTACTAAATCAGTTACAGGGTACATTAAATCGACAAGCACAAGCAGCAGAGCAGGCAGCAAAACAACAAGCCGCTGCTGCAAAACAAGCCGCACAGGTTGCAAAAGAGGAAGCAGCAGCATATCAAAAAAACCTAAGTGCTGTAACTAACTTTGCTGGCGGCTTTCAGCAACTTATTGGTGCATACTTTGCAGTAACGCAAGCTGCTACCGCATTTAGTGCTGCTATTTCAGCCGGTAATGATCTTGAAAAAGCAGAAGCAAGCTTTAGAGCACTATCAGGTGACACTGCTGCGTATCAAAAAAATCTAGCAGCAGCAAGGGCGCAACAAGATCGTTTTGGTGGCAGCTTACAAGAGAACATTGAAGGACTTTCAGGTTTTGCAAACTTAGCAAAGCGTACTGGTATTGATATTAATAACCTTGCAAACACCGCACGCGCATTAGCTGTTGTAGATCCTGCACAAGGTTTCAAAGGTGCTAGTATCGCTTTGAAGGAGTTCTTCAGTGGTTGTAGTGTAGTATTGCCACAGGGTTCTACTCCGTTATCAAAAAGAAAACCGAATCTGCCTAAAACGGTGAAAGCTGAGATGCTAACACCGTGCGAAGTGTATATCTAAAAAATGTTCACCCGCGTAGAGCGTAGGCTGTTGAAACTTTTGTTACTATAGTATCGTATAATATACAGGAGACATTTTAGTTTTTATAGGAGATACGATAGTGATAGGAACTATTTACTTATTTACAAACATACTGAATGGTAAGCAATATATTGGGCAAACAAAATATATTAAGCGAAGAGTACAAGTTCAATCGCAAGGTAAAGGTAGCCCACTATTAGCAAAAGCTATTCATAGATATGGTATTGAAAACTTTACAATAGACATTGTAAAAACAGATATTGAGACTCAAGAAGAGCTTGATACATTAGAAGAACAATACATAAACGAGTATAATACAATAACGCCTTTTGGTTATAATATCAGAAAAGGGCGTTTAGATGGCGTTAAAGATACTCGTTTATCTGTAGAGCAAGAAAAACAAATCATTGAAATGTATCAAGATAATGTTCGTGTCAAAGACATATCTTTAACAATGAATATGAGTATAGGCGGTATTGTAAAGGCACTAGAGCGTAATAATATACCGCGAAGAAAACCAATAACAAAACAACGATCATCTAAAATAAACTATGATAGGGTTGTAGAGTTGATATATCTTGGTTATAGCAATAGTCAGATTGCTAAAGAGTTCAATACTAACTATAAATATATTTGGAAATATCGTAAAGAAAGAAGAATATAATACAAAGCCCAAGAGAGGCAGACACCACAAGGTGAAAATGTACGCCGACCTATATCAAATAAAAGATATAGAAGTTATGGATAAAAAGCCATAGCGATAACATTTGGATATTACATCACTTGCACGACGTTTCGAGATTCCGCGCGATCGGCTAAACGAGCTAAAAGAACTTGCACAAAACGATGCTCCTGCTGCTTTTCAGCGATTACAGGCAGTACTAGAAGAATTTGGCATTTCGCAAAGCTTACTAGCTGAACAAGCAAATACAACCGCCGTTCAGTACGAAAAACTTGGCGGTGCTGCGAAAGATGCACTAGCAACGGTTGGTCAACTACTAGGACAAGCGCTAGAACCTGCTGCGGTAAAGTTAACAACTGTACTTACAAATGTTGCACAAGGGCTAGAGCAGTTTGCAAAAGGTGGTGATAAGAAACTTGACGTTGAAAAATCTTTCCTTACGGCAAGTGCATCCGCAGAAGACTTTAACCAGCGTGTTGTTGCTGCAAATAATATCATTACCGAATCGTTTCAAGGTGTTAACATTGGTATTCTTGCACTTATCCCAGGCGCACAGAAGTTAGCTGATACACTATCCTTGTCAACTGCTGCCGGATTGAAGTTTGATCAAGTAACGCAGGGACAGTTTGAGTTTCTTACCAAATTACAACAGGGCGGTGCAAGTATCCAAACAATCGCAACCGCCATGCGCGATACGTCAGGAGCAGCACAAGAGCTAGAACGCGCATGGGCGCGTAGTGGTAGTACAATACAAGGTACAAAAGCACAGTTTGATAGCTTTTCAGCTTCTATGTTACTCGCACAACAGCGCGGTGGCGAAAGTGCAAGTATTGCAGATGCATTTTTTGAAGCGATTGTAAGCGGTTCAGAAAGTGTACCAGAGGCAACAGCACGTTTAAATGCATACCTTGAAGCAACGAGACAAGCAAACGTTGGTGCATTAGATGGATCAGATGCACATGAGCGCGCCGCCGCAGGTATTTTACAAGAAACCGATGCGTTATCAGCAAGCGCCGTAGAAGCGATTAACGCTGAAACAGCATCAGCACAACTAAAAGCACGACAAGAAGAAATCTATCAAGCAGCATTGCTTGCTGCTACAGGAATGGGCGCAAGTGGTAATGCTGCTAGTGCAATGGCATCTCAATTCGGTATTGCAGAAAGCGCAGCAGCAGCACTTATTGAGCAGTTACGCGATCTAAAGATTGCACAAAATCTTTCAGCAGCAACTAATGCAACAGAATCGAACTTTGTTGCTGTTAATGCATTGGCAGGTAGAGCAGTTGATCTTAACGCGTTTCGTCAAGGACAGAAAGCAGTAGATGATCTTAATGATGCATTACGCGATCAAAAGTTTCAAGCAGCAGATGCCGCTGGAAAAATACGCTTACTGAAAGATGAACTTGGTAAGTTAAACCCAGGCACAGCAGAATATATACGTAAGCAAACAGAAATAGATCGCGCAGAAGAAGCATTGGAAAAGAAGCGTAACAAGCGTGGTACATCACCCAAACTTACCGCTAACGAAAAAATAAATGCACAGCTACTTGCACAGCAAGATAAGTTTAGTGCAAAAGCAGAAGACCTAGAGAAAAGTCATCAACAAAAGCTACTTGACATTGTAACCGAGTTTGGACGCAAACAGCTAGAACAGCAAAATGAAAACGAAAAATCAAAACGTAGATCACGATTTGATTTCTATAGTGATTTAAATAAATCTGATCTTACACCTGTTGATAAGCAAAAGTTTGCAGCAGCATACGAAGAAGCCTTTGCAGAAGCGCAACGCATTGCACAATCTGGCCGCGCGAAGTTAGCACAAGAGTTTCTTGCATTGAAACAAAGTCACCTAAAAGAACTTCAAGATCTAGCAGCAGAAGAACAAAGTATTAAAAGTGACAAAGAAACAAGCAAAGGTGAAAAACAAGCACAGCTTGCAAACTTAGAAGAACGAAAAAGACTACTTGCTGATGCACAACGAGAAGAGGAACAACAGTTACTAAACGGTGGAGATGCGATTCAAAACGAGCTTAATAAGCGTTTAGCTGACGAAAATCAAGCATACGAAGAACAAGCTGATAAGATTGCTACTGCTGCTGATCGCGCCGGTGATGCAAAGGTAAAGAACGCAGAGCGGCACAAGATTGTTGTAGATGCTGAAAATAAAGCACTTGCTGATCAGGTACTATTGTATGATAAGATTGCAGCAAAAAACGGTGGACAGGTACCTACATCGCCGCTAGCACCGTCAACGACCAATCCGGCAGCAGCTCAAACACAAGGTACGAATGCGCAACCGGCAGCGATTACCGCGCCGGATTCTATTCCTGTAAAAGCAGACACGCCACTACCAGTGCAAGCACCAGACGTACTAACAGTAAAGCAACTTGATTTGTTTACTGTACGCGATCAAGGTGTTATTGACGCTATTGGCAATCAAACGTCACGCTTAGAGGGTAAGTTAGATGGCGTAGCTGCGCAAATAGGATCAACTGCCGCTATGCTTGGATCAAAACTTGATTCGGTTCGCTCTGCTGTCGCAAGTAGCAACCGTACAGCGATTAAACCATAATGACACAAAAAAGAATCATTCTCGCGGGATTAACCATGTACCCTACTTCGATTGATGAAGAGGATGTACGTGTCGCGTTAGGCCCGTTGCGCATGTTAGACGGTACGTTACGTATGTATCATAGGGGCTTTAAAAAGAAATGGACACTGACATGGACAAGTGTGCCGGAAACAAGCGCTGATGTAACAAGTATTCGTACTGCGTACCGTACAACAAGTTCACAAACGTTCAATGATGTTAATAATACGAACTATACGGTTGTAACAACAACAAAGACAGAAAATCTAGCGGCTGACAGAATCAGCCGTAACGGTACAATGTATTTTGATATAACCCTTACGATAGAAGAGGTATAGCATGACTCCTCCAACTAGACCGCAGATTGAGGCATCTCTTGCTTTGCCAACTTTTTCAGTAGAAGTAGACTCAGGCAGTGGCTATACAACCGTAACACAGGCAGAAGTAAAAGCAATCAGTGCCAAACTGCAAACAACACAAAATCAAGATAATGCGTTTGCATTTGGCACTGTTGCTACTGCAAGTGCTGTTGTAGAGATAACGGATGCTTTTGTTTTATCAAACTGGCAAACAGCTAAAATACGAATCAAATTCGGTTTTGACACATCAGATAAAATAACAGCATTCGAGGGCGTTATTATTAAACGTCAACGACAAGATCGTTGGTATCAATATGAATGCGAAGGATTTAACTATTTAATCGCGCGCAAGAAAATATATACCGACGTATTATACCGACGCGCGATTGCAACAAAAACAACATCAACAAGCGTAGAAGATGCAACCGTAGTAGGATCACGCCCTGGCATACTGAATCAAATTATGTTTGAAGTTGGTGGTAGACCGTACGAACAGCCTGCATATTCTAGTGATCCTAACTTTAAGTTTTGGTACTCGTTTGATGCAAGTATTGTAAAACCAAAATGGGCATGGGTAAGCGGAGATGATGCATGGGAAGAAACACAACGCCTTGTACGTGCTGCCGGTGGACAACTCTATCAAGACCGCAACGGTGTTATTTATTACAAGCAGCCACTTAGTTTTGGCTACGTACCAACAGGTGCTACATTATTTGCATACGATCAAAGTGATTTTGAAAGCATAACCGAGGAAGCAAGTACTGTAGAGCAGCTTGATACTGTAAAAGCATCATTTGTTGAACGTGTTGTACAGCCAATGCAAGAAGTATATACGAGTACAACACCGCAGTTGCTACCGGCAGGCGCAACAAACGTGCCGCTAGAAATGCAATATCCTGTGTATTCATATGCGTCATACATGAATCCCGCGCGGCTTATTGCAAGCGGTGCTGCGATTAAAGCAACTTTCCTAGACGGACGCGATGCTACACAAAATGCAAACTTTACAGTAGCAATCAACGATAAAGCAGCGCAGTTACTTGATCTAACATTTACAAACTCAACCGGCGAACCAATATCGATTAACAAGATTACAATCCACGGTAGACCAGTAACAGCGGGATCAGAGAGTGTTGCTACCTATACAAATGGTGGATCTGGTGCGGAGTTGATGTTAGAAGATAATGTTTATGTACAAAGCTTCGCACAGGCGTATCGTTTAGTGCGTATGTATTTCGACTTCTACCATACAAACCGTGCTATCATTACATTGAATAATGTGGGTTATGACCCTGATCGTTATCTTGGTGAAGTTGTTGAACTTACATTCGCAGAATGGGGTTTGTCATCTGCACGACATAGAATAATCGGCCTTGATTATAGTAACGGTGAAACAATGCAAGTTATGCTTGCTCCTATTTCTGGATTGCCGACACGCGACACGGTATTTGTTGTTGGTAGCTCATATTCAGATAGTACAACAAAAGAGGTATCATATTGATAAATAACTACGAGGACGCACCTTTCTTTGTAGATGGCGTAGAGTTAAGTGGCGCAGATGCAAATACGTTACGTAAAAATGCTATTTTCTTAGACGGTGTAACACAACAACCAATCACTGCATTTGTAGAAGGTATTTATGCCGAGTCGGAGTACTTCATGATGCGTAATACTGTAACACTTGCTATGCCGCGCGCATGGTGGGGAGCTTTCCAATATCGATCAGGTGTCAATACCGCAGTATATGAAGTAGCAGGGCCAACTATTGCAACTAATGAACGTATTCGCATTTACCATAAGAAGTTGCTTGATCCTTCCCCTGGTACGCTTGTATACGATCAACCATGGCCGTCAAGTGCAACAATATCATTAACGTTATCTGGTTATACAGATGGTGAGATTGTAGAAACCATTGTTGAAGTATACTTTCCTGGGCCATCATATCCAAAAACAGGACAGTATCAAGTAAAAAACGCATATACACAAAGTCTTACGTCGCTTACTGGTTTACCAACATGGCCTGGTGTACCATCATTCGGCGCGGGTAGTTCAGTAACAGCAGCAAACTTAAATCAGCTATCAGATGCACAAGATTACATCATGACACGTCTAGCACTTGTACCACGTGTGCCATTTATTACTGGTATGTATGTTAATGGTACGCATAAGTCTGATTTGTGGTTTCCAAATAACCCACGGCCATTACATTATAGTTGGATCAACAAGGGTAATGGGCAAAATACCCTTATTGTTAATATCGATTATCATATTTACAATGCACAAGAAACGATCAAGATTTATGTTGGTGGTACACTGAAATATACGAGTGCGGTGCTAACAAATAACACATCGGGATCAATCAGCGCATCGATCGATCTTTCTGCATTAAGTGATAACGTAAACTATCGTGTTGAGATTATTGAAGACGTTGTAGCAGGGCAAGGGCAAGCGGAGTTGGACTTATATGGCGGCGCGATCATTAATAGTCGTTTTACAATCAAGACAATCGCGCTTACGGCAACGCGATCATATTCTTCTACACCAACAGAATTTGGCGTGCGCGAATCAATGACATATAGTACATTGAAATCACGCCTTAACACGATCGGCAGCGCAACAACCGCTGCATATAATCGAATAAATAATAACTCACATTTATTCAATCGCGCCCGCATGTTTAGAAAGAAAGTTGGTGTTGATGATCATCAGAACAGCAGCTTAGAGTGGCAAAGTTTGCCCCGTAATCAACGCATTGGTGAGCGCTATGTTGTAGCAGGGAAGAGTGTAAAAATAGCATGGGGCGGTTATTCGCTTACAGCAAGCCTTGCAGAAGATCCTACAAACAGACATCCATATGAATTTGCAAACGAGAAAGAGTTGATTAGTAGTGATAAAGTGGAAGTACATGAAGGTTACTTTGATGAGTTCCCTGGTTTGTACGTGGGATCAAATTACTGGATTTTAGGTAGAGAAGTATCATTCTTCTCTGAGTATTTACGATAATGGCAAGAAAAGAAAGATCAGTTCGTAGAATAGACGAGCGCAATGATAACATTGTTACTGGCGGTGCTGATCTCTTACAAATTGGTAGTAGTGCAGTAACGTCACCTGGCATTGTACAGCCACCAGGCCCAACATTTGTTACAGTTGGTACACAGGTACTACTACGTACAACATATACACCAAAAGTAGCAGTAAATGTATCGTATGGCGCACCTGCTAACTTATTACCTGAGTTTTATCAGATTCAGTACGCAGAAGATAGTGGTTTTACAGTAAATGTATTAAATGTTACATCTTCACAAACTACTGCTGCATTGGAAATGAAAACGAATACGGATTACTGGATTCGCGTACGCGCCATGATTCGTGGATTGTATAGTGAATGGGAGTATCCAAGTAACTACCCAACGGTGTCAGTACATACGATTGACGATACAACACCACCTGCTGCTGTAAGTGGCGTAACAACAAACTGGACAACTGGCGATCTTATTATTTCATGGACAAATCCAAGTAGTAGTAACTTCTTTCAAACACGCTTACGTATTTACAATGCAGCAGGTAGTATACTTTATAAAGAGGTAATGATTGTTGGTAATCCTGGCAGCACGTCACAATACCGCTTTACTGTTGATGAGAACCGTCAAGTAACAGGTGGTACGTTCTTAACGAGCGTAAAGTATGAGTTACTTGCTTATTCTCTTGCAGGCGTACCGGCAGTAACAACAATCAGCGGTACTGTGACCAAACCAGCGGTAACAAAACCTGCAACACTAACACATACATGGAGCGGTGACGATGGTACGTACGATGAAACCGTTGTTGTTTCATGGAGCGGTGTATCAGGTGCGGCAGATTATGTACTTACGATCGACGGTAATCAAAAGATAACGCCACTATTACAGTATACGTATACATTCAGTGAAAATGTAAGTGATCATCGTCCAACATTACAAAGTGGTGATCCTGTACTAGCCATGACTATTCAGGCACGCGATCCGTTAGGGCAAATATCGCCTGGATTAAGCGGTACCGCAACGAATGTAGCGCCACAATCAAGTAATCTCGCGCTCACAATGGTAGCCGGTTTTAGTAGCCTATATGCCTATGTAACACCAACAACAGAAATAAAAGACCTAAACTATTATAACTGGACATTACGCAGCGGTGGTGTAACGGTAAAGAGTGCGATTAGTAATACACCTGAAATATCCTTTACTACGCTTAACGGCACATATGAGTTACAAGTATATGCTGTTGATATGTTTGGGCAGAAAAGTGCAACACTATCAGGTACATCATCACTAGATGGTTTAACGATTGCACAGTTACGTGCTGAAACAGAATATACGAATAGTTTAGGTACGAATCCGAGTAGCTTAACTGGACTAAAAGACGGTAATCTGGTACAATCTGTTATTACCATACCATCTGGTACTACATGGCGTTGGCACATGGCCGAACGTCCGTTACTTGATCGTTATCGTAGTATTACGGTTGCATTATCTGGTGCATTAACAAATATGCCACGCTTGTATTTCGGTACCAGTAGTGATAATAATACGTTTCGTTGGTGGAGTGGGCCATTAACATCTACTGGTAGTATAGCCGGTAATACAACGCTTACAGAATATGGTACAGAAGCAAATGCGCAAACAAATGCCGTACTAGCAACAAACATCAATAGATTTGATCTTCCTTCAATCATTGAAGCCCGATTTGTACGTATGGGCCACAGAGGAAACATACACAACCTAACAGAGTTTTATCCGCGTAGGTTAGTACAAAGTGACGATATTGAAGCAGAAAGTATTAAGGCGATAAATATCGCTGCGGGAAACATTTTAGCAGATCATATCTTTGTTTTAAACCTTGGTGCAATCACTGCAAACATCGGTCAGCTTGTTATCGATCCAACAGGTTATATTTGGCAAGGTACAGGCACACCGGACGTACCGTATACAGGATTAAAAATATATAGTACTGGCGGCCTTGGTAGATTAACTACGTATAGTGGCGGTGTAGAGCAAATTAGGCTTGATACTGACGGTAAACTTAAGGCGGCAGGCGGTGCTGTTATTTTAGATAGTACAGGCATTGATTTTGACTTTACTGCCGCTGGTGTGAACACCGGATACGTATACTTAGATTGGAAAGCAACCACAACAATGATTGCAGAACTTGGTGTTGATAACCTTGTTGGTTTTAACATCATGAATCTTGGTACGTATAATACAGCCGGTACACTTGTACGATCGCAACTACAGCTTGTTACTGACAAAACAACGCCATCACTCAGTTATGCTGCATTTAACATTGACGGGTATAACTCAACATCTATTAGTAAGGTAGGTATCTTTACCGACGCATTGCGTTTAGGAACGTCAGCAACAGCACCACCAGCAGGCGGTATTGATGCTGTATTTACTGGTGGCTCAAAAACAGGCTGGCACTTGTCAGTACATAATGCAAGTGCCGATGTTTTGTTGAAGTTAGATGATAATGCTGAAAACATTATTGGCACAGGATCATATTTTATTAAAGGTATCAAAGGCTCTACGGATATGTTTTCTGTTCGTGGAGATGGACTAGTTACTGCGGCTGGCGACGTGTTTATTATACAAAGTGGCGGCGATCCGCGTATGATTGTTGGAGATTCAACAGCCGGGGGCGATTTCGGTTATGTACAATGGAATAGTGCCGGTGATGAACTACGCATTGGATTATCAACTGGCGGCGATGCCATTACAATAACAGAAGGGGAAAACATTGGTATCAATGGTGCATCATTCGGTAGTGGTACAGGTGTTATCTTTATCTTGAACCGCACCGCAGCACCTTCATCTAACCCTACAGGTGGCGGTATTCTCTATACAGAGTCAGGCGCACTTAAATACAGGGGATCTAGTGGTACTGTAACCACGATAGCAAATGCGTAAATAGCAAAAACGCTTAACAGTTTCACAACTAGCGGCGTATAATAAAAAGGGAAAAAATATGCACAATGGAATCATGGTTTTTGAAGACGGTGTGATAGTACCTTTTGGTACGATCATTACCGCGCGCAGAATGATAACTGCGTTGCAAAGCGTTATTCAACAACTAGAACAACAGGAAAGACAACAACTACTAAGTAGTATCACGGATGATGAACTTAAGCAGCTCGTTGATACCAAAGCGAAGAAATGACAACACTTGTTACCTATTACACAGAACCAACGAATCTTGATCATCTGATGATTAATCTACGTATCCGTTATGGCGATCTTACGGGATCTACGTATAGTGATGCAACACTACGTACCGCGCTTGTAAATGCGGTTGCGTTTTTACAGAATCGTTGGTCATCAAAATATCAGACATATCGATCTGATTTACTGGTTGACCCGCAACCATCAACAGTACCGGCAGGGTTTGTACTCGCAAATACGGCACACGGCACAGGGTATATACCTGATGCGCTAGAAAACGGCTCTGCTTTTCGTAATCCGTTTATTACATTTAATCAACCATCACCACCAATCATTGAAACGATCGATGAAGAGGCTATTGTACTTGCCGCAACGTATTTACTACGCCGCGTGCAAGTAAGCAGTAGCCTTACGGGATTTGTTTCTTGGAGTACAGAAGATATCCGTTATTCTAATCTTGGAAGTGAGCGCGGTTTATCAGGGCTTGTAAATGATGATTTAAAAGCTTTGAATGATTATTTTCGCGCGAACATTGCAAAACCACGTGTACTTGCATTTGCGCCTGTGCCAACACCAATCAATATATAAAGGAACTATTTTATGGGAAAACAAAAGGGACGCGCTGTACCAACAAAAAAGAAACTTTTTATTATCGCTGATGCAGCTGTCGATACAGGATTTGCGACAGTAACACACAACTTAATAGAAAATCTACATACAGAATGGGATATAGATGTACTCGGTATCAACTATTACGGTGATCCGCATCCAATCCAACAAAAAGCACGTATTTGGGCACCAACAGGCGTAACACAGCAGGATTTGTACGGATTCAATCGTGTACCTGTACTATTGAATAATATCAAGCCCGATGTTGTACTTGTGATTAACGATCCATGGATTGCTGCCGAGTATGTCGGCCCGTTCACAAATACACCTGGCAAGAAAGTTTTATATACACCTATTGACGCAAAGAATGTAAAACCAATCTTTGTTGATGAAATCAATAAACAGTATCATCACGTTATCGCCTATACGCACTTTGGTGCTAATGAGTTAACGCGCGCCGGTTTAACATTGCCAACAAATGTTATTGCACACGGTGTAGATACACAACAGTTCTATCCACTTGATAAGAATGCAATACGAACGGATGGGGGATTAGATCCAAACTGGTTTATTGTACAAGTTGTTGATCGTAATCAAATACGTAAACGTATCGATCTTGCGCTCTATTATTTTGCACAATGGGTACATATGACAGATAAACCAGATAGCGTAAAGCTCTATTATCACGGCGCACTGTTGGACGAGGGTGAGTCAATATAGTCCTAGCTCTCGATAAACTACTTCTGATTAAGCTGGAAGCGTAAAGCGACAGACAACAAGCAGTATATACAGCTACGTTATGATAGCTATAATGATAGGAGACACGTTATGATGTCAATCAAAACAATAATAGATTTCACACTAGGTGATGGATATCTTGGATTTGCAACCACAGGTAGCAAACATGCGCGCCTTAAACTAGGTCATAGTATTAAACAGCGTGATTATGTGCAGCATAAAGCAATGCGGTTACGAGAATACGGTTATACTGTACGAGAACTGCAAACAGATCGTACGTATACTGCACTTACGAATAGTCATGCAGATTTCACGTTAGCACATAAGTGGTTGTATAATAAACGAATAAAAACTATAGACAAAGCATTGCTACGCCAGCTTGACGCTGAGTCGTTAGCATACTGGTTTATGGACGATGGTTCTATTTCTACATTACAGGCGAATACATTACGCAATGGTGATGTAATACGATATCAGACAAAGAAAATAAAAGCATACGAGTTATATACAAATAACTTTACGTATGATGAAGTTGTACTAATCCAAGATTGGTTGCGTACAACGTTTGATGTTATTTCGCATATGTATAATAAACGAGGTTATTATCTTGTAGTTGGCGATATTACAAGTAAAGATAACTTTAGAAATGCTATAGAATCATTTATTATTCCATCTATGCGATATAAAGTACAGTATCCGCATACATTTAGAGATATGCCTTTTATTATTGAAAAACATGCAGTTGTAGAGACTGAGCGAAGTAGGCACGTTTAATACGTGTAAGCGACAGTCCAAGTATAGTGGGATTTGGCCCAACTTGCAAAATACTTAGGTATAGACGATCGTCTTATCTTAAGTCATAGAAATCTTAATCCTGCGCATGGTTTTCCACTTGATATGATGAAAGCTGTGTACAGTGTAGCTGATGTGAAGCTATCAACAACACAAGGTGAAGGTTGGGGATTAACCACAATGGAATCAATGGCGTGTCGTGTTGCACAGATTGTACCAAAGTACTCCGCACTTGGTGAGTGGACAGAAAGTAAAGTTATCTATACAGATATTGATCCTATTCCATATTTTAGTACAAAAGGTGTGAATACACAAGCAGGTGTACCAACATTACAATCAACTGTTAAAGCGTTAGAGCTACTGTACAAAGATAAAGATCTACGGGAACGTACAGCGCAAGCAGGATATGAGCTTGTAACACAAAAAAGATTCACATGGCAGCACATTGCACAAGAGTTTAATACAACATTCAAAAATGTGTTAAAAACAAAAGGCGTAGATGATGAATGATACTCAGCAAACACTAACAAACATAAAAGGAAAGTATATAAAACGTACATTAACACTCATTGAGTTAGCAGGGCAACAATCAGTAGAAGTAAGAAAGATTATTCTTGATGGTTTCAATGACATGATGCGCGATATTTTAAAGGAACTAGGATATGACACGACGAAAAAAGACTGATAATACAGTAAATATCACAGCACAGATAAAAGAAATAAACGATGCACTAAGTGAACAAGGTTATGAACTTGTATTACGTGCAAAGCCAACAAAAGATGTGGTTGCATTTGATTTCGGCATGATTTTTACAAAAGATTCAAACGAAGTTGGTTTATACGTGGATGATCTATTACGTGATGTGCTTACTAGTCTTGCGAATCAACATGGGCAGGTATTGATTAAGGTGAATTGGTTTAGCCCTGACGTGATCGTTGTGACTCCCGCAGAGAATCCAGACCCTAGCGCGCATACCCCTGTAACATCACAGGAAGCGCCCACAGCTCTGACAGCATAAAAAGAGTACTGGACTATGGCTCTCTATATTGGTACATGCGCATGCGCGCGATTCCTCTATAGAGAGCCTTCTTTTTATTGCTTACAAATATAGGAAGCGTTTTCACAGAGGCTTTTATAATGCGCTGAACTGTCCCATGTTAGGCCATGATGGGTAAAAGTTGTAAATACTTTATTATTATGCATTGCAAAGCCAACCGCATGGGCTTGACTCTGCTAGGAAAGCATGGTATACTTACGACAGTCTTGGTAGTGTGCCAAGACAAAACCTACCATGATAGGAGTACTATTTTATGGCATTCGGACAGACGCTTATAAAGCCTCAAACAGCCAACAAGACAACAGCAGACAGTGAACCAGCGCAGCAGTTTACATGGCAATGGATTCCAGTAAACGGCGGTAATGCGACAGACAATGAACCGAAAGGCGGTAATCGCCGCATTCGTTTATTGCCAGAGCTTGACAATGAAGGTAATCTTGTTAAGCCTATGGAAGCCGCAACAGAGACTCGTTTTTTGGAGGTTTGGCTACCCGTTACATCAGAAGGGCAACAGAAACGCGGTCGTATTATTCTCGATTGGCGCAAACCTTGGTCAAACCCATATTGGGAGCTTGTTGCAAAGCCAACTGAGAAAGGAAGCCAAGCACGTACAGCGATGCGACAGAAGTTTGCATTGAATGTGCTTGATCGTACACCTGTTTACTTTACCGCAGAAGGTGTAGCAGTATATCCTGATGAAAATGGCGCATATCGACTGAACCCACAAGGTAAGATCATTCAGTTTACACCAGATGGTAAACCAACGCCGCTGAATCAAGTGCGCATTTTGGAGCAAACAACGGGTGATCCAGGCGGAAAACACTTTTTTCAGCTCATTGTTGATGCTATTGCAGGGCTTGAAGACGGCGACGGTAACACAAGAGAGCCGTATGAAGTAGATTTGCAGATTTCAGTCAAGGGTATTGATAAGATGGTACGTCGCGGCGTACGCGCGTTGTCTAGCTTTAGTAAGCTGGATGATGTGTTTGTATTTGCACCGCGTTACAATCTTGAGCAATGGCTACGCCCATGGCCTGATGAAGCAGTTATTGCAGTTATTAACGGTGCTGATTTCAACGAAGTGGTAACAACATTTGGATTAACACTTTACCCTGAGTTGAAAGTACAAGAAAAGCCGGAGGAAGAGTTATTCGATAACTAAATAACTTAACCAAAGGATCAGTTATAGAAAGGGGATACACCAATCCCCTTTCTTTTTTTATTATGCAAGTACAATATAAAAATGGTAAAATATGGCCTATAGTAGAGGTTATAAAAAAGAGTGCCCTGTTTGTCATAAGGGTAACTTTTGGGTAACAGAAGACAATGGTATGCGCTATTGTTTTAACTGTAAATACGTAGAACATGATCATAACGTAAACTACCAACCGCCAGCACCAAGTGAACATATAGATGAAATCCGTGGATTATATACGCAAGCGGCGTACTATTATCACAGTTCACTTGATACAAAGGGACGTGACTTTTTACATGATCGTGGGTTTACTGATCAAACAATCGATACATTACAAATAGGCTACTGCCCAACTGGTATGAACCCAATGTACCGCAGTGCAATAGCCAAGGAAGCAGGGCTAGCAACACAAGCTCATACAGCATTTTTAGGGGATAGAATCACATTTCCATATTTTTGTGATCATACAACAGTAACAGATATACGCGCCCGCGCTATGAGTCCAAATGCTGATCTTATCTATAAGTCACCCTATAATGGATCAACATTTCGTGGCGCTATTTACCCATATAATCATCACTTAACGGATACTGATCAACCGATCATCTTAACAGAGGGTGAAATAAAAGCCGATATCGCCGTACAGTTTAACTATCCTGCGATTGCATTACCAGGGATTAACGCATGGCGTAAAGGTATTCGTCTTGATCGCACGTATATTATCTTGTTTGATAGTCAACGTGAGCATATCAAAGAAGTACGCAATGCGATTACGCATGTTGCATCACAGTTAACAAACCCGTTGGTTGCAACGTTACCGTTACTTGGTGATCAAAAACAAGATATTGACGGTTTTATTTTAAAATACGGGATAAGTCTTTTTAATGCAGTTGTTGATGCTGCATTACCATATGAAACATGGAGGGAACTACAACGATGAACGTTGAAGTTTTTGCAGATATTACAACAGAATGGCGCGCACTTGCATTACTATTAGAGCCTGCAAACGGAGATTGGATTAATAGGCTTGCACCTGGGTTATTCACACAAGAGCGTGTATCTGTATTTCATGCGATTCAAGATTCATTTATTCGTGATGGTACTGTTACACCAGAGGGTGTTAATCATTTTTACGGAAGTATGCCAGGGCAGTTATTTGCAGCACAAGGTGGCAACCTGAATGCCATTGTAGCAGAACTAGCACGAATGGCAAGAAAACGACAAGCACACAACCTATCACAACGTTTGCGCGTGGTATCAACAGAACATAATCCATCACTCGAAGAGATTCAACAGTTACTTATATTTGATCCTATTCTTGCAGAAGAGGACAGTACGTTAAAGCCAGGTGCAAGTGAGCTACTTACCGATTTGGTACAAAAGCAAAAAGGCTTGTACCGTTATGCACGATCGGGTATTAATGCGATTGACGCGAGTCTAGGCGGTGAGTGGAAACCAAAAGCATCAGTTATCCTTGCTGCTTCACCAGGCAGCGGTAAAACAACATTTGTTGCGCAATCTATGTTAGCAATGGCAAGCGGCTACTTGAATGAATCAACAGGTGAGATTGTTGTTACACCATCACTACTGTTTAGTCTTGAAATGGGTAAAAATGATTTGATGGTAAAATGGATTGGTAACACACTAAACATTGATACAAAATATCTACAAAGTGGAAAAATAGATTCAACGCAGTTCAATACTATCGAAAAGAAGGCTGTGCAAATTCAAGGACTACCAATGTACGTTATTGATAACCCTGCACTGACACTAGGACAGATGATTTATGAAATCAAGAAACATGTTCGTGAGTACGGAGTGCGAGTTGTTTTTATCGATCATTTGCAGATTGTGAACTATTCACCAACAGGTAATAAAAATAGTGATCTTGGTGATTTTACACGACACATGAAAGCATTAGCAAAGCGTGAAGATATTACGATTGTTATTTTATCACAAATAACAGAAGATAACTCAGGCACATTCCGTACACGTAATAGTGGTGACGTTGGTTCAATCGTTGATGTAATGTTTGAGCTGACATTGGATGATGATCAAGCACTCGGTAGCGGTTTGCGCAATGTTACAATGTCGCGCGTTAAAAATCGTTTTGGTGCAACAGGAAAGATTCCACTTATTTTCAATGGCCCATATCAGAGATTTGAAGAAGGTACACTAGCATTATGATAAATATACTAAAAAAGATATTCAAGCCACGTGTAGAGATACCCGTTGGCGGTATTCATGAGGGTACTATTTATGAAAAAATAGTACGTCCTGATGGTAACGAACCAATATACAAGGAAAAAAACATTGACGAAACTACCGGCGGTCAGAAAGAGATTGACGACAGTCATCAAAAAGAAACGCAAGCAAACCGACGCTGAAAAACTAGCAGCAAAAAATGCATACTATCGTGTAGTACGTCCTGAACCACTAACAAGCGAAGCTGTCTATAAACGAACACGTAAACAAATTAATGCAACAAATCGTCGCAGAGCAGGTGATATGGAGCGCAGAATCGCAAAGTATCTACGCGGGCAACGCACACCAAGTAGCGGCGCACTTGCTGCATATAAGGGTGACGTGACGATCCCTTTTGCTGATAAAAAGAAAAAATATCTTATCGAGTGCAAGTTAAGTGCAATCGTAGGCAACAAAGGTGAAGGTAGAATACAGCTTGTGTTGGAGTGGTTTGATAAAATGCAACGCGATGCAATATCTGCAAATGCGCAATTTGCTATACTGATTATTCATTACCACCAATCGAGTAAAGACTATGTTTTTATTCGTAAAGATCATTTAAATTGGGTACGTAAGCGCAGTATCCTTACTGAACAACTGTCAGCATTGTATAACGCAGATGTACCGACATACGATTTAATGCATTTTGATAGCGGCAAAGTACGCGTTCTTTACGGCTTGCTTCAACCCGTACTAGAAAAGTTTTTCACAACCATAAACGGCTATGATGTAGCAAAAGTACGTGTACCGGACGGTGAATACTATATTTTACGATTGGATCAGTTTCGGGACTTTATGGAAGGGGTATAATATGAAAAAAGTAGACAAAGCTATTTTAGAAGTATGGCAGCGTGATTTTGCAGACTTTATCAACGTACCATTGACTCTTAGCTTTGCGCGTTTTTCATTTGCTGATGTAATCATTCAGGAACTTACCATCGCTGCTGTAAGTAAGATGGATAACCCGCCTAAAAAGCGCGATGGTAAGACTCCTTCTGTTTTACAGATCATTACAAATGCAGGCAAGCTTAATTTCGTGATTGAAGATGTATACGTTGCGCGAGTAGCAAACGGTATTTCTATTGTAGTTAACGATAACTTACAGGTAACATTGAGAAAATAATGCTGATTACAACACAAAAACAACTTCGCGCGACAATAAACGAGATAAGTGAAGCCACAATGATTGGTATTGACACAGAGTTTACAAGTCTTGATGTATATGCAAGTACACTACTTCTCATATCTTTGGCAACAGAAAATCAAGCATATGTTATTGATATGACACAACTTGATAATACTACTGTGTTTACCATGTTGCGTGACATTATCGAAGATCCGAAGATTCTAAAGGTAGGGCATAACCTTACCGCAGAATGGAAACAGTTCTACCATCATGGTAAAATCATGATGGTACACATGCATGACACAATGATTGCCGATCAACTTATCAACGCCGGTCTACCAATGCGTTTCGGTCTAAAAGATGTAGTATCACGGCGTTTAGGCATTGAACTTGATAAAGAGATCAGAGAAGATTTTATTGGTTGGCAAGTTGGCACAACCTTTACAGAAGAACAAATAGAGTACTCAAAAATGGATGCCGTCTATCCATTACGTGTATATGCACAGCAAATGCAGGAAATAGCAGATAAGCAGCTAGAGCGTGTATATCAGTTAGAAATGGATGATATTGCACCAGTTGCTATGATGGAGTATACCGGACAACCGATCAATAAGCAGACACTCGAAGATATGCGAGAACCCTTTTACCGATTCACGCAACAAGCAGATCAAGCGTTTCAAGATATTCTTATTGGTGCGGGTGTAGCAGAAGAAATACTTTTTTCACGTGATGGGTATGCAGTTGTTAATAGTAACTCGCCAATTGCAGTACTTGATATGTTGCATCGTGCAGGTATTAACGTACCAAGTTTGAACAGTAAAGTTGTGCAACGTTGGGATTTAGCGAATACTAAGAAAAACACAAAATTCGATAATCTTGATTATCATGATCTGATTGAAGATGAAGATGTAGCCGATGCATTAGATGATTATAAGTTACTAAATAACAAAGTATTGCGCGCATATACGTTCCTTGTCGGCGCACGGAAGCTTGTAAGTACGTTTATTGAAGGGTTGATCGAATCGATTAATCCGATAACAGGGCGCATACATGCAGGCTTTAAGTTACTAGGCGCACATAGAACAGGTCGTATGAGCAGTGTTGGGCCAAACTTTCAGAACTTACCAAATGATTTAAAGCTTGAGTTACTTGGCTTAGGGCAATATAGTATTAGAAAAGCTATCGAAGCAAAAGCAGGCCGTAAGTTAATCATTGCAGATTTTAGTGGAATTGAACTTGTTATCCTTGCAGTATTATCACATGATAAGAAGCTACTCGATCAAATACTTCATGGTGACATTCATACGTACGTTGTGCAAGAAATCTTTGGGCAAATCATGCAACAGCGCGGTATTGAATCGATTAGCCAAGAAAATAAAAGTAAGCAACCGTGGAAGTCTTTTCGTCAAGGTGCAAAACGTACGAGTTATAGTAACGCATATGGTACAACAGGAAAGAACCTTAGTGAGCAGTTAAACATTGATCTTGCGTTGATTGGTATTAAGTTTACTGCAAAAGAAGGCGATGAACTTATCAAACAATGGTTTGCGCTATTTCCTGAAACTGCTGCATACCTTGAAACAAACGCAAAGAAAGCTGTTACTGATCTATATGTAACAGATGCATGGGGGCGTCGAAGAAATTGGGATCGTAACATTGTTCACTTTTCACCACCAAGAGAGCGTTTTTGGAAGCAGTTAGCAGCAGGTAGGGAAGGGAAAAACGCGCCCATTCAAGGTACCAGTGCAACAATGACAAAAGTTGCCATACGGTACTTATGGAAGAGTCTTGATATGAAACGTGCAAGAATCATTATTACTGTTCATGATGAAATCATTGTTGAAGCAGTTGACAGTTACGTTGATACAGCAAAAGCACTTATGAAAGCAGCTATGGAACAATCGATTCGGGATACGTTGCCAACGATTGCTGATCTTGTTGGCAAATACGAAACACTAAGCGTAGTGCCAAAGGAATCACAACGCTACGATAAGTAGCAACGGCTTGACAATAATAATAAGGCTATGGTATAATAGCAAAAAGAAAAGGAGTTACCTTGAAATCAGCAGCAGCACTATGGCAAGATTATGAAAAACATCTTGCCGTTAACTTTACTGATAAACATTATTTTCCCATTGGTTTAGCTGCACTTCATGCAGTAACAAGCGTTGAAGGTGGGATACCAGGCGGAAGTATTATACAGTTACTTGGTGAAAGTGGACATGGAAAATCAAGCCTATCTATGGATTTACTTGCAAGAGCGCAAGAAAGTGGCTTGCGAGAAATAAACATTCAAGGGCAACAAGTAAATGCGATTGTACTTGATTTTGAGCGTAGTTTTGATCCTGCGTACGCTGAAACCTTTGGTGTAGATGTGAGTAAAGTAAAAGTAGTTCGTACACGATTTGCAGAAGATTCATTTAATCTAGCAGAAGCAGCACTACTTGCCGGTGTACAGTTTTTCCTAATCGATTCAATCGGCCAGATTGTTGCAAAAGATGAAGCCGATAAAGATCATAATGATCCTGAGAAACTAGGAACAGAAGCAAAAGCGATTCAACGGCATATTAAACACATGCAGGCATACATGGATGCAAAAACGCTTGTTGTTGTGATTAATCAGTACCGTGCAAACATTAATAAAATGGGCCATGCACCAGATAAAAAGGCGTACGGTGCAAGAGTTATCGGTTATGCAAGCAAACTTACATGGGAGCTACGCCGTATCGAACAGAATGAAGATCGAGACGTGATTGATATTTTTGTTGCAAAGAACAAAATGGGCGGCAAAAAAGGCATCAAGGTTCAGTTTGAACTTGTATCAACAGAAGGTATTGATTATCAAGCACACATCATTGAACTTGCGTTACGCTACGATATCATTGAACAACGCGGCGCAAGATACTACTATCCAAGTTATGATGATCAACAATATAAAGCACATGGCCGCGCGCAAATGAAAAAATCTTTTCCATGGCTAGAAATCACACAAGCCGTTGTTGATCGCCTTATGACAGTAGAAGCAACAGAAGAAATAGAAGGTGATGAATAAATGGCACTAGGTGAAACATTGCTTGTTAACGAGCTAGCAACAAAGTTAAGCCCATGGATGAAAAACCCACCTGATTATGCGGATGTATCAGAAGCATATACAAAGCGCGGTGAGTTACAAGCAAAACGCGCAAAGTTAGAACGTGAGATTAGACGTGTTGAAAACAACGTAGTGCTTACTGCTGATCGACCTCGTTCAAATGATACACGCATGTTGAAGTTAGAAGCAACATACTTGCTACAGGATGAGTTAGCAGAGTTGGACGCGCAGTTAGCTATTGTGGAAAATAGAATACGGTTGCTAGAGTTTCGTAAAGAGATGTTCAAAACCGCAAGTTATCAACACAAACAGACGTACGAGTTATGATTATTATTCAAATAACAGCCGGTAGAGAATATACCGATGATGAAACAATCCGTAATGCTATAGATGCGGAAGTAAATACACACGGCGCGCGCAACATTATTATTCGACATGGAAATGCACGCGGTGGCGATAGAAAAGCACACCTACAGGCGCTATTACTTGGTATACCAAAAGAAAACATACAGTCTCGACCTGTAGAATACTACGGTTACTCATGGGAACGCGATGGGTTAAATGCAGGCAACCTGCGTAATGCAGCCATGTTAGATGAAGAACCACAACCAGACAAGGTACTTGCATTCCCTGATCCACAAAGCAGGGGCACATGGAATATGGTACGATTAGCAGAAGAAAGGGGAATACCAACAGACGTTCATGAGCAATTTGAGGATTCTAATCGATAAAGACGATGTACTTTATGCATTTGTAGATCATTGGTACGAACTACATAATAAAGAGTATGGTAGTATCCATACACTTACCGCAGATGAATGGGAAGATGGGCAACGTTGTAAAGATAATAACTGTCCAGTTGATATCTTTCAGTATTTTACTGTTGATACTGTTTGGAAAAATGGGCTTGTTTATCCAGATAGCCAGCGTGTTATCAATAGCTGGCTTGATCGTGGGTATGATCTTGGTATAATCACAAAAATAGCAAATCCAATTGCAGCAAAAGCTGGTTGGGAGTGGTTACAGATACACTATCCAAGAGTAAAAAACATTATCATGGCAACTGCACCCAAAGCATGGGTACAAGCAGATATACTGATCGATGATAGTCCTAAAAATCTTATTGATTTTAAGGGCGTAGCAATCCTTTTCGATCAAAAATGGAATAGAGGACATACAACGCTTCCACGTGCGCAAAATTGGAACGAAGTTGAAGAAATGGTAAAATATATTGAAAAAAGACTTAACTATTATCGTATCGTATTACCTGATCTTTTATGGGCCTATAAGCACGTTGAGCAGGAACTAATACATGATACACAAAGGAAAACACATGACGATTAGCGCGTCAAGATTAAAATCTTTTCGCACATGTCAACGACAATACTTTTATAAGTATGTGTTACCGAAAAATCAGCGGCCAAAGGATCAAGCTGGTATTAGCGCATTATTCGGTACCGCATTACATAAAACAATCGAAGCCTATTATAAAGACAGTACGATCAATCCAACGTTCTATTTTCAAGATTACCTACTCAAAGCGGTAGAAGAACAAGAAAAGATTGGACAAGTAAAGGGCGCTGAATGGGTTAACAAACTCATGGCAATGGGTAAGAAAATCCTACGCGAGTTTGATTGGACACGTTTTGATCCAATACAACTTGAATTTGAGTTTCTTTTACCATATCCGAACAAAGAAGCTCCGCTTTTTTACGTTACGGGTATTATTGATATGATTACACGCGATGGACGTGTTATTGATCATAAATCACAATCACGTGTACCAACAAAAGATTTGCTAGATAACGATGGACAGTTTATTTTGTACGCATGGGCTTATCAACAAATCTATGGACAGTTACCAACTGCTGTGGTTTGGAATCAACTGCGCACAGGTAAACTTGTTGAAATAGATATATTTACAGGGTTTGATCAAAAACTAACATATCTTGTTGAAGATATCATGGCTATGATCAGTAAAACAAGTAAAACGCAAGCAGATTATCCGCGTAGACAGATTGATACCACATGTCAAAGAGAGTGTGCTTTTTATAATCTTTGTTATATTACAAGTGAAGTAGGTACAGAAGAGGATGAATAATACATCAAACGGTTGGCTGAAAGAGCTTATGCTTGATTATGGGCTAAATCGTTTAGGTGTAGATCAAAGAAGTGACATATCAAACGCTATTTCATCTCTCTACCTGGCAGGTGTTTTTAGTTATTTTGACTTACACGTGCTAAACGATTACATTGCTGGCTACAACGCGCCAGAGATAGCACAAATATATAATACAACAACTGATATTATTGAGCAAACGTTAACGCGTATGCTCACCGCAATCAGTACAGTAAGTGGTTATACCGATGAACGATTTATAAATACAATCGCAAATCAGTATACTTCTGTACGAAAAGCACGTCTTATTGAGTTTCTGTCAAAACATGGGCAACGATTTTTTATCCATGATTTATAATGAAGTTAGATTACGAACAAGTACGCAGATTGCTTGCATTGAAACCTAATCATACCTATGCACAGTTGGCACAACTAGAGTTTGGTGATGCAAATAAAGCAAGTGAGTTACGTAAATCACTACTAGATGCACGTAACAACATTGTTATTCCCGAACCTGCTGAGAAACTTGTCGCATCAGTATTAACAATACCGTATGCTGATGCATTGATCATTGGTGATATTCACACACCGTATCAAAATAGTGAACTACTTAATACAGCAATAGAGTTAGCCCGCGCAGCAAAAATCAAGCAAGTTGATATTGCAGGCGATTTACATGACTTCAATGCTATTTCACCCATGAATAAGGGTGAGCCATCAACAGATGTTGATACAGATATTAGCCACGCAAGGCAGATACTACATGTACTTGCGTATCATTTTGAGTCAATACGTGTCGTAAGCGGCAATCACGATGAATACTGGTTAAAGAAACATCGTGGAAGTACGTTTCAAGATTTGATTTACAATGAAGTGCTACAGGGACAACTAAGTAATCAAGTAACCGCAACAGATTATGATTATTTCTTACGTGGTGACGACTGGGTTGTTGGGCATTTATCATCGTATCATGAAGATCCTGGCTATCTTGCTTCTCGTATTGCTGATTTATTCGATCGTAATGTTGCAGTAGGACATGATCATTTACGCGGGCATCGGTATGGGGAAAAAGGGCATATTGGTATATCAATAGGTGCAATGTTAACACCGGATCGTTTTTGGTATAAAAGCCGCAGATTGAATGTGTTTCCACCGTTTATGTTAGGATTTTTGTTACTCATTAATAATCATCCGTTTCATTTCTCAGATATCGGAAATACACCACTAAACGGTAATCGCAGAAACTTTGATTATTGGAAAAAATACTTTAAAGAAGGAAAACATTTATGAGAGAGTATACTTGGGCCGTTGTATTATATACTGGAAAGGTAATAGAAATATACGCCGATGGTTGGCAGCTAGATTCTAAAAATAATATCGAGTTCTACGATATGCGGAGCGACACAACACAAGCAATAGCTCTTTTTCCGTCAGGAATATGGGAATATGTATACATGAATGATTATAATAACCCGCGCATTGAAAAACTCGTTGAGTTTGAGGAAACCGATGAAAGTAACGCTAGTTAACCACACGCCAAATCCAGAGGCATTTATTAGTTACGTGGCGCGCGTATCTAATCCAGCAAACCAAGATAATCCAGATTATGCAAAACTTATTGCATACCTTATTAAGCATAAACACTATAGCCCGTTTGAGCATGCTATGTTTACGTTTGAAATCGTTACAAGTCGTGCAATAGCTGCACAGATACTACGGCATCGTTCGTTCTCATTTCAAGAATACTCGCAACGTTACAGTGCTACTACTGATATAGAGCCTGTTGAAGTACGTAAGCAGGCATTAAAAAACCGTCAGTCTAGTACAGATGTGTTCGATCCTGTTATTAGAACTATTGGAACAGCACAAAATAACTACGATCAGAAAGCTAGTGAAGCGATTGTTGCATTTTTTGAGCAAGCTAAGTCACTGTATCTTGATTTGCGAGTACATGGGGTAGCAAAAGAAGTTGCTCGTATGGTTATGCCGCTTGCAACACAAACAACAATCTACATGACAGGTAATGTACGATCGTGGATACATTATCTTGCACTGCGTACCGCAGAAGATACACAAAAAGAACATCGTGATATTGCTTGTGCAGTAGAGAATATATTACGGCAGTATCTACCTACAGTGTTTATGGCGCTTGATAGTATCCGCGCTGATGAGGCTAGCGGCAAAAAGCTTTTACAGACATTATCGGCTTTAGGTGTTGATGATGAGGAATTCTTAGAACTATTGTTACTCAGTAGTCCACACTACAAACGTTAACCAAATCTTTACGATTGGGGGCTTGACAAATAACACGCGTGGGTGTATGATGAGCGCAGTTAACAATTACACGAAAGGCAACGGTAATGCAGATCGATGATTACGCAGCAGCGCGAATTGTAGCTCTAACAATGGAGCTTTACGAGCGGTTGTATCATCAGGATAAGACGCCAAACGCGCTACAGACATTTGATATTATCGAAGACGTGTTGCTAAAGGCATTCGATCTTGGACAAGCAGCAAAGGACACCGATAAATGAGCACACGATTAGAGGTTGTCGAGCTACCAGAAGACATTACGGCGAAGCTTTGGATTAACAACGAAACAGGACTCGTCAATAGCTCGGTGGTACGTTTTGAGCAAGATGGTGATGTGTTTATCGTCGCTACTTTGCCTACAATCGATAAAATTATCGAGCTATTGACAAAAATCCGTGATGATGCGCTAGAAACTGTTAGACTAGATCGAGAGGCAAAGAAATGACAAAAATCGAGCGCATTATCCAAGGGCTGATGATTTTGGGCTATTCGGATTAGTTGGTTGATCCCTACCAGAAAGGACTGACACATGTTTGTACTTTATATGCGCAAGAGGACATGGCTCTACTGTTCGGAAATCTGTTTGGAGGCTGCAAATAAAAACGCCGACAGAGTGATTGGATGGCCGAGTATTGATAGCTCTGAATACATTCCGAATGAATCAAACTTTGGAGATGATGCACCTACATGGCTTGCGCGACGCGGATGGTTAGACTCTAAGTGTGATCGCTGTGGCAGCGTCTTGATCAAGCCCGCTGTAGACATAGCGGTTGGCTATCTTCCTGGTCAAGACTCGCGTGGTGACTATGCGCTAATTGACTTTCTCAGCAGCCCTGGTCGAATTGTTGTGAGTGGCCTAACGTCACCCGATGCCGTGCGCGAGTGGGTACACAGCAACCCCCCGATGACCGTTCTATGGCGCTGGCGCGAACCTACCTATGTCAGTACGGAACTTGGCAAAATGGTTCCATAACTGTAAATCGTTCTGTGTTGATTTCAACCAACTAATCCGAATAGCC